CAAGAAATTCCGCATTAGTAACCAAGAAATTCCGCATTAGTAACCAAGAAATTCCATAAAATATAAAAAAGGTAACAATTTTATATTTACAACGGTAACTTATGGTGCTATAATAAACATAAAAGTAGAGAAAGAGAGGTTTTACACATGGCTAGAAAAAAAATTGGGCCAATAACCAGTTTAGGAAATGGAGACAAACTTACTGTTCAAAAAAGTTTACCACTGTTTTCCTTGTGGCGTTCCGAGCTATCGCTTGCAGAGTTTAAGATACTTGACACTTATTTATCACGAATAGACAGTCACAAGCCAGACAGGAGAACGGTTGTTTTCGAGAAAGGCGAACTTGAAAAAATTTTAGGAGTAAAAAAAATCAACAACCAAGACCTCAAGGCAAGATTAAAGCATCTTATGGGAAATGTAATAGAAGTGCAAGATGATAGTGAAAAACAAGGTTTTAGATTGGTGACGTTATTTGAAGAAGCAACGGCAGAGCAAGATGATTACGGTCTGTGGCAAGTAAAGCTAGAGTGTTCTCAAAAAGCAATGAAGTATTTTTTTAATATTGAAAACCTCGGATATCTTCGGTATAAGCTGCGCTGCATAACATTACTCACAAGCCGTTACACTTATATCATGTTTACGTATCTTGAGCAAAACCGTTTTCGCAAAAATTGGGAAGTGCAGCTTGATGAATTAAGGCAAATACTTGATTGTGATAAAGAGGAACTGTATAAAGAATACAAGTTCTTCAATCAAAAGATATTGAAACGTGTTCAGAAAGAAATGGATGAAAAAACTGAATGTCGGTATACATATGAACCCATTAAGAAAGGGCGAACGGTAGTTGGTATAAGATTTGAAGTCGAAACATTACCTATATTGGAAGTGCAAGTTCCAGAAGCGCCAGTGCCGAAGGAAGATACATTAGATCGTCCGCTCTGGGAAAGTGCATTGAATGAATGGAAACTATCACAGGCACAGCTAGAAGAGATACAAACGCTACTCGTAACAGTACCAGTTCATAAGCTGCCAAGTTGCCAGAAGGAAGATCTGGAAAAGGCTTACTACCAATATATGGCACAGAAAGCCGCTGAAATTAAGCGAAGAAATGAGCAAAAGCCGATTCGTAGTCGATTTTTGTATTTGCGAAAGCTTATACAAGGAGATGTATCATCGAAAGCAAAACAATCATCACAGGCAGTTGCTAAAGGCACTCAAGTATTCCAAAACTTTACAGAACGCCAGAATAACAACTATACAGACAAAATTATGGATAAGTTAAAAAGCGATTTAAAGGAATTTCAGGAAAATCAAAGTTGCTGAAACATCAATAGCAGGGGGAAATTTGCTCCCCCTGCTATTTTTTATTGGTTCAGATATTCACTCCCAAACTTTTTCTCAAATTCGTTTAATGCTTCTTTGTGTAGTTTGAAAACATGTCGTTGTGTAAAATGTAACTCATCTACTATTTCGCACCATTGTTGCTGTGCAACGTAACGTTTAAACAGTATATTATAATGCTTGAACTCAAGCTGCTCCATTTGAGCAATGATTTTAGTTTTTAGGTCCACAAAAGAATCAATCATTGAATCAATTTCGCGTTCCATATCTACCAACTTACAAATCGTAGATGCAGTCTTGTCTGTGGCATGTCCAGTTTGCACATTGACATCTTTTACACAACTCGGAACTGAGCAAAGCATATTCTTTAACTGTGTTTTTTCATAGATCTTGTTTGATATTTTAAGATCAAGTACGCTAATTTGTGAAAGATAGTGTTTTGTATCCATACATGTCTCCAATCTTAATAGATGCTGTTAATGATTCTTGTTGGTCTTGGTTTTCTACGCTGTATGCGCAGCGCAAAGTTTGCAAAAGTATCTGGTACGTCATCAAGCTGCTTTTTTCCACTGGTGGAATACTGAGCCAAAAGAGACATCATTACACCATATGGCTCTTTTGGTGTATAAAGCTTTTTGTCTTTAAAGACAACGTGCTGCAATATCCAGTTTGAACACTGATATATTCTTGCTTCCTTATTCGTTTCGGTCATTCGAGATGATATGTTACAAATCCAGCCTTTTTCAAGGACACGTTTATCAACTTCCAGAGAAACACGGTCTCCACCACTATTACCCTCAAACTCGCAATCTTCAACCTTGTTGTCAGCAAGGAGATTTGCGGAATTTTCATACTGAGCTTCATAATCAGAAGAATTGCTGCATACGCAATCTACGCAATAATATAAATCTTTTCCTTCGTACTTTATAAGTACTGGAAGAACGAAGAAATCAGTACCTGTTGATTTTGTATCGGCTTGAGCAGTGATACGTTCAATTTTCGAGGTCGGAAGTTCCTTGTATCGCATGATCTTTTCTTCCGGAAACAGTAGTCCTTCTCTTTCGACTGGCTGTTGCTTGTAAAGGCAGTTGTATGACACGTCATCCATCAACAGCGCTTGCTTTGCAAAGAACTCCTTTGTAAAGCCACCTATTGCATAGTCAAAGTTACTGTCGCCCGTCTCCGGATCAGTAGCAGGAATGGAAATGACTCTTACACGGTTATTTCCTTCATATATATCTATCAGTCTTCCAATAACATCTTGAGTTGACCAACGTGTTGCTTGCATGATCTCTTTGCAAGGATTATTATTGCTATCAACTGTTTTTCGCTGCAATGCATCTACAGTATAAGCTCCCCACATTTTGTCAAGATAGTTCTTGTTCAAAGCTTCTTCTAGGCTACCTATCATATCATCGGTAAGTAAAAATTTGCTTGCACGAACTTTTCCGGCACTCTTTGCGCCTACAGATGTTGTTTGCAAAGATGGAAATGGCTTATATTTTCCGACATTGAACTGTTGCATCAATGCATTTGTTGATGTAATTTTTAGATCTGGGAAGATATCATGCCAAGCGTACTCAAGTGAATCATCAACCATTTGATAGACACCATCGTAATACATTCGCGTAATATCGCTTGAGTGCGAATAAAACAAACTGTAATCGTCTGGGAACCAACCAATTACGGCTGAATGGAAGAACTTGAGTAGAGTCGTCTTGCCTGTTCCAGGCGGCATGGATATACACAGAATGTCGTACTTATCATCAAGCATACCTTGATAAGATTCTATAAGCTGGAACTTCTCGAACTGCTTAATCTTTGGCTTGTAGAACATCTTTCGAGGTTCGCGCTTGTGCTCTAAGAATAGTAAATAATCATTGAATATTCTTGCTCGTGCACCATTCAGATAAGTCTGCCAATACAGTTTGTCCCACTCGTCGCCCTCTACTTTTCTGTTGCGGTTGCAGTACCATCGGACATAGCTATTTACATGGTCGCCATACCCTCTATACGCGTCAAGATTCTTAAAATCGCGATTTGGTATAAACTCATTAGCGTCAAGCAAAATCAGTCTTGCTCCGCCACATAAGGTGTTGAGTTGACTGTATGTAGGTTGCATGATGATCTGACGCTGTATGTTCTCCACGCGTTCTTTATGTTGTCTTAATTCTAACAAAAAAAGAGGCTCCTCCTTTCTTAACACTTAAAGAAGAGCCTCCATTTTGGCTGTTACATAATCACCATTTTGATTATGCCGTTTTAATTATTTTCTTACTATGTCTTCTTTGTTTACCCAACCGTAGACGTTATCGCCTATGATGTGATACTGATGCTTGCCACTCTCACAAATACTTGTTACAGTTGCAACTTCTGGAATTGCAGTGATTGGCTTATCAGCCCATGCTGACATATACTGTTTATTGCCCGTGAATTGGACTTTATCACCTAAGTTTATAACTTGTGCGTTAGCATTTGCAGAATAGCTGTAATAGCCACTTCCTGCCTTTGTAAAGGCATATCCACAAGCCTCACCTGGCCATACAATCTTATACCAACCAGAAGCGGTGATTTCAAGAACTTCTACAGCTACAGAAGTCTTGATTGTATCAAGCTTCTTTGCAGAAGTATCTGCCCCTGTGCGGATATTCATAGGTGTGAGCGCAACTGCTGTTCCAATGCCCTTGCCGCAGAGTGTAGTGTTACCAGTTGAGATAATCTCGCACTCCACTTTAGAGCCATCATCCAGTACTACTACAGTATGTCCCTGTACAGTTGTACACAGGATATCTCCACGCATCTGATATGCTGAGGACTCTGTACATTTTGGCTCACGGATGATTTCAAACTCATCTGTAGCATCCAAAACCTCAACTTCGTTGGCAGTAGAAAACCACGGAATGTCGCGCTGCAAAGCATATGCCACGCATACACGTACAAGGCTGCTACAGTCTGTCTCCACTGGGGTGTTAACCTTGCTGCAATCCCATCCGTACTGCTTAGCCTTGTCGTACAAATCCCAAGACGTAGACTGATCATAGCCAATATTATTATTTGTGCACGCTGCTTCCATGCAGATTGCGATATGCTCACGGATATTTGCATCCTTCGCGCGGATTATAACCCAGCCCTTATCGTGCAGATACCATGGCTCAATCGCCACTTCAAGTCCTGTCTGGTCACCTGGCTGTCCACCCTTCAATTTTCCGTTCTCGTCAATCCTTGCCGATCCTACTCTAACCATTTAATTTCCTCCGTGTTTATTCCATATTCTTTCATATTCATCTACCCATTGTTGAGCAGAGTAACGATAATGTTTTTTTATTTCTTCTTGGACATCGCTCCACATCACAAAATAAGTATTTATTATAGATTTTCGAATAGAGCAACTGGTATGTCATCGGTTAAGTTGCTTTGTGGAGCACAATATTTTAGATTCTCCATTTTCCTCCCATCATTTTTATTCAATATACCAATCTTCCGCTAAAAGATCTTCCACGCTTGGGAGATACATTGCAAGTGAACCATCAATATAACGCATCTGAAGATATGGATCGCAGTTAAGAAGCCCTTCTCCGTTATCAACTTCTAAATAGGCATCCACTGTGCCTATATCACAAGGATGACCGGCTGGTAAACCTTTGCGATATAAAACAAAACGTCCGCTTCCATACCAACACATTCGGGCGACTTTATAACCTTGCTTTAGTAAATCTAGCGCTTTGCTAAATGTGAATAATTGTTTTCCGTTAGCTGTTTGCGATTCACTAGAATTATTTGCAATTTCCCAGTCTTCTGCAAGTACTCCCATAAAAATATAAGTCATATCAGCAGTGTCAGGAATGTTGAAAAGTTCTTTAAGCTTTCCTGAATCGTGTTTCGCTATTAAGGTTTTCTTTGATTTGTCGTAGTACCAGACTTCATTCCATTTCTTTCTTTTCATTGGAATGCCTTTTTTCATATTGGAAAATGCAGCTCTGAAATCCATAGTGCTTAGTCCTCTTCGTAGATGATATCTAGCCCATACTCAACTGCCGCATCATGTTCGATGCAACATCCTCTAGCATTTTCCCATCCTTTGCAGAAATAAGCAGCATGACATAAACTCATATTTGTTAATGATGTTGCAAGGAAACAAAGTGGAATCTGCACCACTCCTCTTTCTCTCATTTTCTCACTGTTATACCACTCGTCTGTAAAAAGAGTATTTACGATTTCATAGCCCTTTTCCTTCAAAACCTTGATTGCCTTCTCTCTTGTTGCAACAATTTCCTCATCAGTTTTGCCAGCCATTGGTTGTGAAAGCATAGCCTTCTTAGCTTTGCTGTTAAGGCTCTCACTGTTCAAATGCCAAACAATCCAATTATCGGATGCAATGTTTGAAAAAGTATAATCTGGATTAGTTGTTTTTCTAATGTCAAACTCCTCACCATCTTTTGTGTGGATGATGATGGTTTGCTTTTCTTTGGACCAGTACCAATAGCCTGCCCATGACGGAAGCTTTATCAGTGCACCCTGTTTCATCAATCCAAATGCTTCTGAAAATTTCATGCGTACTCCTCCTTTAAACTATTAAGGCTATAATTGTTGTCGGTCAACAACTCGGTCATAGAATGGCCGAGCATGCAAAGTTTCCCTTGAATACCGGACATTCAATTTCCGCCCTTTGAAAATAAGTCCACATTACACAATACGAATAACGCAGGCAGATCCTCTTTGGACAGTCCATCTTACAGTCATGCCGTAAGAAGACGGTGGTTGTTGATATGTTCTGCTCTACTCACAGATGAGATCCTACAGCATCATGTAAGATGTTACAGGGTCCCGTCTGCTTTCATGCAGATGCTGCTTGTTTTGTTTTATATGCGATATGCCGTTTTTCATATACGATTCGAATCGCATTCTGTAAATTCTTGTGGCTGTATTGGTGTTCCTTACACAATTCCAGTATCTCTCTATCACCTGCCCGTTTTCGGATATTGACAGCACCAATGTGGTCTGCATCATCCTGGTACCCGCAGCTGGTACAGCAGAATCCTTTTGAATGTCGGTTCTCTGCATTCAGATTGCTGCATACCGGGCATACCTGACTTGTAAAATCAGGTGCTACCTCGAAGAAGTCACATCCTTTTTGATTCAGTGCTTCCATCAGCTTTCTTTGAAGCTTTCCCCTGGCAAATGTGGAAAACATTCCATTAACCTTACGACTCTTATTGAATTCCTTAATATCCAACTTCTCAATCACAGTCAGTGTATCTTTGGAAATGCTGTCCACATAGGTTTTGACTGATTTCTTGATCTCGTGATCCAGCTGTGCATAGTAGCAGCGCTTTTTACGATATGGTGCTTCTGCCGTCTGAATCATTCGTTCCAGATGATCCATCTTTTTGATGAGAGAACGTCTCACATCCTCTGACAGATCATGTTTTCTCAAAAAGTGTTTAATCTTTCGTTTCTTGTTTCGAAGGCTTGCTAGTTCTGCAAAGGCAGGCTCTACCTCTTCATGATAAAAGTCAATTACTGGACTCATGGAACCGATTGCCCTTCCGTCGGATGTATGAAAGCAGTCCGAGATTCCGGTATCCACTCCAATACAATTTGTTGTTGCAGGCTGCTGTCTTGTTGAATCATAAGACCAGCCAGTTCGAAGATTCCCTTTTCTCACCTGCATCAGAACAGTTCCTGCCATCTTGTTATTCTGAATCTTATGTAAAAAATGTCTGCTGGTATCAATCGGGATCGTGATTCGCTGTCTTGTTTTTAATGGATTTGTAATAATGATTACATAGGGCATTTTGGTATCCGTAGATTGTTCGATCTTCATTAAGCGTAAGTCCAATGGAACAGATACGAAACAAAGCTTTGGAACACGATACTCCAATGATTTTGATGCATATCGCTCCTGAAACTCCAGCTGCAGATCAGAAAATTCCTTTTCCGACATTTCATGAAGTGTTTTTGTGCAGTCCTCATAAAACGTGCCTTCTATCTGTCGCATCGTTTCTTCCATCTTTTGCTTTGAGCATCCCATGATCGACATAGCAAACAATACTTTTGACTGTGCAAATATCCCCATACCTTCTGACAAAAGATCCAGTCGGATATTATTCAAACGACCCGATACCTGCACGACTGCCGCATCAAATGCATTCTGGCAAAATGCAGAATTGATTCCTTCCGGACGAATGGCTTTTTCAAGCTTTCGCATTTGGGGATCTTTCTTATCATTCTTTACCAGTTGAAGTACGATGTCAGGATTCTTTTCCAATAAATCAATGTCACGATTGATGAGAGCAGTATACGAGTTCTGCATCTGCTGTAAGATAGCAAGCTTTTCCTTATTCGGCCGACCATACAGAAAAACACTCTTTGTAATGGTTGTCTGGAAAGAACTGTTCTTTTTCTTTCTTGCCTTTGGCATAGCCCCTCCTTTCGTCAGTACTGTTTTGACCGGTGTTCGATAGGTCTCTTCTGAGATATCTCCAATCGTTTCTAGGTAGTAAGAATGGTTCCAAAGTTCTCCTTTCCTAAGTGTTTGGCGACAGTTTTCTAAGTTTTCCGCACTTTAGCACGGCAAAATTCATTTCCAAACTCTTGTTATGGTCCTTTAAAATCAAATGTATTACATATGTTTACTATGTAAACGTAAAGTTTACTCGTGATGAGTTGCCTTAAATCCCCATTCTGGCAAGAAATTGATCTCATAATGGTACTTGTCTACCTCCGAACCAGAGATGTCTTCGACCACATACATGGTGTAGTCGTTCAAATACACATAATCTTTCTGATATTTGCCTTCGGCAGTCTCAATAATGACTTCAAGTTCATTTGATGAATTATTCTTTAATGCAAATGTTCCAGTCAGCTCCAGAAGAACTGTGTCGGTTCTTGCGTTCAGAACAGTAAGCTTCCTGGTTATGTTGAAGTTGTCCGCCTGCGCAGAAATATTAGCACTTACCTTATTAGCTTCAGTGCCGCAGCCAATGGCTGCACCAGAAAGCATCACTGCGGCTGCAAGGGTAACAATTAGTCTTTTTAATTTCATTGTCCATATCCTCCATTGGTTGATTCATTAAATCTTTTTACGCCATTTGAAAAAATATCGGGATCTTTTTCAAAACAAATGTAATGACGGCCAGTATTCACAGCTGCGATAGCAGTTGTCATGCTTCCAGCACAGATATCAAGTATTGTGTCGTTTGGGTTGCTATAAGATTTAATCAAGTATTCAATAAGCGCAACTGGCTTCTGCGTAGGATGTACAGCTGATTTCTGGACATCTTTCGGAAACCTTAATACAGATCTTGGATACCTCTCTGTGCTATCGTAAGTTGTTAAACTGTATTTTTGATAATTTGTCGTTTCCTTACAATTCAATTTATGGTTTGCTTTGCTTACCTTTCTGGGATTACCAGTAGACTTTTGTGGATTGTATGTAGGAGTTTTTTTATAAAAAACACAAATATCCTCGTGTGATCTGAGTGGCATTCGGTTTGCATTTAAAAAACCAGTCGGCTGATTCTTTTCCCACACTAGATTGTATCTCCAATTTTTTCTATTGCTTTGCATCAAATCAGCAGTAAACATTCCACTCGCAAACAATATAATAGCTCCTGTGTCTTTGACGATTCTGTCAATTCCTTTCCAAAGCTCAGCCAGTGGAATAGCAGCATCCCATTTATTATGAGTTATTCCATATGGCAAATCTGCACAAATCATATCAATAGATTTATCTGGAATATCTTTCATGCCAATAAGACAATCAATATTTTTCATATAGTCAACAGTCATCGGTACACAACCTTCTTGCTAACCTCAGCAACGCTGATTCCGGCTGCGGTTCGCCGTACCTCAACGTCTTTACCGTTTTTGAGTGCCGCCGCTATAAGGGCGGCTTGCTCAACAACTTTTGTTTGTAAATCATCTTCTTTAATCAACTAGCCCTGCCTCCTTCCACGCCTGATACAGTTTCTCACCATTCCATGCAATCCAGTCAACCATCTCTTCGTTCATCGCCCATGCACCGACAATGCTGTATGAGCTAATTGCAAGTCCCGATTCAGTGAGAAACGCATGGACAATTTCGTGCTGTAAAATATGTTTTACAAGTTCTTCTGACGATGTTGCCATTGAATCATGTTCTGGATCTGTATTAGGGTCTACATAGTAAATCTTCTTGCCGTAAGCGTCACACCATCCGTCCGCGATATCGCATTGCTTATACTGGTCACGGCTTACTTTTACAATTTGGTATTCCTGTCCCATTACATTTACTTTATTTGCAATCATCATATTGTTATCTCCGTTCTACAATTCAATCGAACACATTCCGATACACTGTGGTGTGTCAAAAATCTTTTCTCGCATTCGCCTAGTACAGACATATCTGCCTTCCTTCCAGTTAATGCGCTCATCTTTTCCTTCATCACACGTTATGGTTAAATCTCCAATATCAAATGGATTTCCATATGCTTTCCAGTCTTCGACAATGTAGCGGAACATATCTTCGACAGAATCAAAGATTCTCATTTCTGCCATTGCGTCGCATAATACTCCTCTGTGTGGTCTATATTTCACCATGAATCAGCCCTCCTCAAAAGCATAATCTTTGATTTTTCTGTCAACGAATCGAATCTGGCTCGGATTTACCTCACCCATCGTGCCGTCCTCATACTCTACAAGCCCAAATATCATGCTCATTTGTCCCTCTGGACAACCGCCAATGTACAAATCCGCTGCAACAGGCTTTGCGAAATTATTCCACATATGGAATAACGCTTTCTTTTCTTCGCCATTTTGAGTTACAATACATGGACGAACCCCAAAGTTGATTTCTATATTCTGCATTTACACCTCCAGTGTACGTGTATACCTGTATCAACGTACATATATAGCTAGCATAATGTACGTGTATATAGCTAGCAAGTTAATACAAGTGTTTGTAGAACAACATTTCTCGAATGCTGCCAGACATGTAGTGCGATAAACTTTTTACAATAACTCCATGTTTGCTGCCATAATCAGTTTTTAGATACTCTTCAATCAAAACTTTATTGCTTTGAAGGTCATCATAGTCGTCTTTCAAAGATTCTTGTGACTTGATATAGTTCCTTGCAACTCGTTTAAGGCTCTCGTCTGATAGATTCTTAGCGTCAAAGCCTGTAGATGCTTTGTATTGGTGGTTAAACTCAAAAATAATAGCAGTCAGGCTGTTATATTCCTTGTCAACCCAGTCATTTTCCTGTTGCTCTGTAGTAAAGATGTTTTTCGGATTGTTTGAATACAGTCTGTGAAGCTCATCTTTAAGAACTGACTCCTTAGATTTGATAAAGTCATCCGGATCAACAGTAGGTTCTTTCTTTTGGGGCTTGCCACCTGAGTTTTGAGCACTTTTAGTGCGCGAAACCATGTATTTATCTCTATTGTCAACTTTAGTTGATAATAGAGCATGTTCTTTAACAGTATTTTCTGTATTGTATTCTCTGATAGTATTCTCTGGTATTGGTTTGGACTCTTCGTCCTTATCGTCAGGACATTCTGTCCTTATCGCAGAGACATTTTGTCTTGACATAGGCTCAGAATATTCACTTATAATTTTGTTTAACACTTCAAAATCAATAGTGTACCATTTTGTTTTATCAAAAGATTTATTATTGAAGTTGGCTGACAAAACAATTCCACGACTTTCTAATTTCAAAAAGACTCGCTGAATTGTTTTTTCACTCCAGTATGGGAAATTATTGTTTTTCCACTCGTTATAAGAATTATAAACCCAATATTTCCCCTCAATGAAATGTTTATTCGCTGCCTTATTGATCTCAAGCCAGTAATTAAGCTGATTGAGCACAATCGCTTGGTTTAAATCGCCTAAAATAACAGCTAATTTTGTATTTACGATAAGTAGGTTACTTTTGTCTACAAATAACTCTTTAAAATTCATTCTAATACCTCCGCTTGATATTGACGCACACCTATGATGTGCTTTCCGCATAATCAAACCAGCAAACAGGCACTGCGGATGTGCTTTTCGGGAGCTACCCTAGTTTGCTGATAAGCGCCGCGAGAAGGATTCGAACCCTCAGTCTTTTTACAGATCACTAGTTTTCAAAACTAGCCCAGTACCATTGTGGCATCGCGGCAAAAGTGGGTAGAGTAGGACTCGAACCTACATATCCAAAGATGACAGATTTACAGTCTGCTGCAATACCAATTCTGCGCATCTACCCAAATACCGCCTATACGGTTGCGGCTGACTTGTCCGCAGGTTGATTCTCACGGGGAGTTGCAGTTGCTACTTTGTGGGAAAAGAGAAAGGGATTTCACAAGAGAAAGAAAAAACCACATTGTTTACAAACTGCATATGGACCCTCTGGGGCTCGAACCCAGACCCGGCTGCTTATGAGGCAGCTGCCCTAACCTATTGAGCTAAAGGTCCGTATGTGCCATATGGGACTCGAACCCACGACGCCTTGATTAAAAGTCAAGTGCTCTTCCAGCTGAGCTAATGGCACAACAGGGCTAGTTGGACTCGAACCAACAGTGCAGGAATCAAAATCCTGTGCCTTACCATTTGGCGATAACCCCAGCGTGATCTTATCCTCACAGACCACTGGCTGTCAAGACAAGATTCATGATAAAGAACGTGGAAAGTACTACAGCACTGGCAAGTCTTTCTCTGGATCTTTTCTCATTCAGCCATCCTATAATACTAGTCAGCATAAAGATGTTGAAAAGAGATGCCAGAACACGGAGAATAAGAACAAACATTAAATATCCCCTTCCTTTCTGTGGAGTGAATTTTCAGCTTTGAAGCCGTCAGGATAGCGTTCCCAAAGCTTCTTGTTGTTTTTAATCGCAATATCCTCAAGAGAGGTATCAAGTGCCTCAGCAGTAAGTGCCAGATAATACAGCACGTCGCCACATTCCTTAATAAGATGTTCTCTATCGAACGGATGCCCCTGAAAAATCTGCTTTTTGAGAAGATCAACAAGCTCACCTGCTTCACCTGCAGTACCGAGGATACCATTCATAAGCATGTTTTCCTTTGTTGCTTTTGTTACGTCTGATGCGGTTCTCATTACACCGCACTGATACTCGTCAAATGTCATTTCGTTTCCTTTCCAGTGATAAGATCACTATACGGCAATGTTTCAATCCAGTCACAAAAATCTCGCCATTCGTCCAGTTTATGGTTACGGCGTGCTTTATAGATGTTTGCAAGGACTTCGTAGTTAAGCGTTACATTTCTAGTCTGGTTATAAGAATCAGGCAGCAGCTGAATTAGTTGCCACCAATACTTCTTTTCCTTGGTAGCAAGATATTTTTGCCTGTAAAAATTAAGCATACGGATTGTCTGATTCAACAGGCCGATTGGCGAATGCTCTGCCCCGTGAAATATTGGAAAATCAGATTCAGCACTTTCAAAGTCAATAAGATGCTCTGCTGAGAAATCATCTAATGCAAATTCTTTGGCATCAATTCGATGCATGGTGCTACAACTATTCTTTGAAGTGCCTACGGAATATGTGTCTGCTTCTTTCCACCAATAAAGTGGTGCTGTAATTCTGATGCATACTGGAAGCATACGCATAAATTTACGATGATCGGGACCATATGAAGATAGATGCCGCATAAGTGCCATATCTTCTTTGCCAACTATAAATTGTGGAGACCATGTACATTTATCTGGTTGGATACTATCGCAGGTATCACAATCACGTTCTTCACCTCGATGAAGACAGCCCCAATGACTATCACTTTTAAACCACGAATTGAAGGGGTTTCGAAGACCTTCAATAGCAAATTCTATTTGTTCTGGGCTTGGTAATACAGCATGTTCTAATTTAATCATAAAAACTCCTCTGCGTTGAATGCTTCTTTTTCACATTCGATAAAATATTCCAAAATTTTATCGAAAAATACATATTCGAAATATTCCGGAAGTTGACGAGCGTCAAGGCTTTCCAGTAAACAAAGCTCAAAAGCATAGTTAAAGCGGTGCAGAGTACCATCATATAATTTTTTATTAAAAGTAACAGTTATGTGGTTAAAACACGGTGGCAAAGCCTTAGCATCAATTCCAAAAGACTTGCTAAGCTTGATTAGCACAGAAATGCATTTGTCTATATTACTCATAGATGTTCCTTTCTTATCGAGTTGCTGATAAAATAATCTTGTTATTGCATTGTGGACAGACGATGTAATACTCTTTCGCTTGAATAGGTTTTGGCAGCGAATAGTCTAGCTCAGCAGCTAATGATTTACAAGACGGTAATGTGTTTTTTTGGACATCAGTTGCCTCATCATAACTTAAAAGTGCACCGCAATGCGAGCAACCAATTTGTTGTAATGTACCAGGTCTCAGAATTTTTATCATTCCACGTATCCTCCTAACTTTGTTTTGCGGCAAAATCTTTAAGTGTTCCAAGAAGTGCCTCTTTTGATCCAAATTCTGGAAGCTCCAAGATTAAAGCGGCTCTACAAAAGCTGATTGTAGCATCAAGCCCCAAAACAAGCTCTAATTGCTCTAACTGTTCTTTACCTATAGTATTTGCCATTGAATGAGCTGAAATTGATTGTGGGGCATTCTGCGGCTTTACAGCGGTATTTTGAGAACTTGACTTAGCAGCCATTACATCATTCTGCTGCTTAGCCTTAATCATAAAGTCCAAAATGTACTGGCAAAGCTCTTGACGCTCTTTACATGCTTTTATTTTATTTGCATCTGGATTAGGCGCAGCTGAGAAATCGTTGATCTGCTTTTGATATCCAGAAATGACACCTTGTAACCATGTTGTTGCGTTTTCAAATTTTGTATTTGCCATTACTCCTCCTATTCATCCAAAGGGGATATTGCTTTAACAAACTCGCGAGGAAAGAAAGCTTTTGAGCTAGAAGTGCAAGATACGTAAAACAATTCTTTTTTGGTTAGATATCCATAGTATCCGTCTTGTGGATTACAATAAGCTTCTATTGTTTCGCTTGTGCCGTCAATAAATTTAACTAAAACTAACTTTGTGTCATTCATTGCTTATTCCTCTGGCATGTAGTAGATATCTGGTGAGAAGCTAGAAGCGGAAATATTTAATTCCTCAAATACCTCGGCTGCTCTGGCTGGAGTCTTATACTCTGCAAGTACCATGTCTTGGTTTGCAGTCCTTGCAAAGATAGTTTCATCACGTCTCAGCAAAGCAACGTTATAAAACTCAACAGATTTGGTTTTACACTGTGAAATGATTCTCATTAGATAACCTCCTGTTCTTGTGTTCTATCTGACATGTAACCATTTGGGTAACGTTTATTCGTTCACGATTGATTCCGTGTCCTTCACGGCACAACTGGCAAACCAGTATGTCACCGCAATGCTGACATTCATCGGTTATTTCCTTGGCTGATATTTTCATTAGTCTGGAACCTGCATCAGAAGTCTAAAGGTGTTTTTGCCTTTCACTGTCACGAGGGTTCGAGTCCCGGTAAAGTGGTTATATGGATTTTTAAAATCTTTCATCTGGAACAATCCTTGCTTACGGTATGTCTCGTAAGGTTTTAAAATGCCCTTGGAATCTTTGTAAATATAACCCTTAGCAATTAACCATCCAGTAAATTCTGTTTGACTATACCCTAATTCTTTAGCTGTATCTCGGAAGTTTGTAAGAAGATTGCTGTTTACCAGAGAATCAAAATACTCAGCCTTTGGTGCTTGCTCCTGAACAGTTTCGATGAGCTTCTGCTTTTCTTCTTGTTCTTCAATCCAGCGCTTTGCTCTTTCAATTGGGTCTTCGATCATGTAGGAATCGGGTTTGCACTCGTTAATACTGTAAGAACCAGTTTTGCGGATTGAAGGAAGAACATCTTTAGTTACCCATCGTCTAAAGTCACGTGCTTTGTCTTTACGGCTTTCCAAAATTACATCATATAAGCCATCTTCATTGACAAATAACATATCTTGTTTTCTTCCAATCGAGTCGGAGATGGGGTATTTTGAAACTACCTCATCTGAAAGCCTTTGATTGACAACCTTTGCTGTAAGCTCTAACGCCTTGCATAAGTCAGTCAGGCAAAACCATGCTTCACCATTAACTATTTGTGTTCTGATATCTCCAAATTCTGGATTATTAAAGATTGCTATATTATTCATATAAACACCTACCTTCCTGGTATGCCTTGGCATTATGGCAAAGAAACTGTCAAGGCTCACAGCTTTCGGGTCGCGATTCCCTATCTTTGCCATATGTGTAGTTACGAGTTAAAAGGGGCTTTTTATTTTGGAAAAATATTTTGGGGACTAAGTAGACCCATGCCGGGGGCACGCTCTCAGACCCCTACACCCCTTTTCGTGTGATCATCTGGCAGCTGTGTAGCTGGTCGCGGCTCCTGATCCTATGGCGGCAAAACCTAAATTGTGCGTATTTGTATATACAAAAGCAACAGTGTTTTGCCGCCCTAGTCTGAGTATACGCACCATTAGCCGTTAAAAGTTCGTAAAACAAACATTATACGTACTCTATGTTACTTTGAAGATTAACACAGATCAAGAAACCTTGACTAATCTTAATTTAAATCGTCAGATAATTTGAAATCCGATAGTTTAGGGGCTTCTGGTTCTGCGTCAATGACTTTTTCCCACTCTTCCGCCGTTATCTGCTTGGCTTCTGGTGCTGTCTCAGCTGACAAGCGGAACTCTGACGCGTTGACATAGTCGCTATTGTTAGTAAGATCAAAAATTGCAAGCACTGGCGGCATTTTGCCAGTAAATGCAAGCTGTTTCTTACAAGCTGTTATAACGCCTTTTACCGCGTCTATAGTAGACTTCCAATCACTGCCACGCTTTTCATAGCCCGTGATCATGTGCCGCGTAACTCCCAAAAATGCCGCCCAGGACTCTATATCAGGCACTAGGCGCAGCTTTCCGCCTTCCGTTGGGGTTTTGTTTACGTTCCGGACAAATGTCAGATACTCTTCTGAGTCGTGCTTGAAACTTTTTAGCCCTTCGGGAGAGTTGCTATACATGGGCTGTGAGCCTTTTTCACGTGCCCTGGCTAGCCCCTGCAGAGATACGTCAAGGATAGCATCCAGTTCGTCTCCGTCCATGGTTTCTGCAATATCCCTATAGCTCGGCATTCGTTTTCCTCCTCTTGGCATTCTGTAGCCCTCCTTTCCCTGTATTTCTTTTTGTCGTGCGTATATGTGGCTATATCTTAGCCTTTCCCCTTCAAATGCCTTCTAGCCGCTTTCTGTGCCCTTCTAGCGCCCTTCTGTGCGTGCTCATCGTGTCCAGCTCTCACATGTGTCCGCCTCTGGCTGTCTGTCTGTGTATCTCTCGTCTGTTGGCTGTCTCTGGCTTGATGATCTGTCTGTTGTCAGCTTCTGCGCTCTGTATCTGTATATACTTAGATACACTATACACATACCTACTTACCAGATATCTATATACTGTACATACAGATATACATATACTTATACATATACTTATACCTATACAGTACATAGAGATATACTATACATACTCACCTTATATGTACTTTACATATATACCTTATACAGACATACTTAATATATATTATCAGATAATATATTATATATACTATACATATACAGATATTATATACATATACACCATATAATTATAAATATAATATAAATACACTGATAATATATTAAATATACCGATAGTATATTAAATGTATATACCATATACATATACAGTAAATATATATACTGTATATATTATATATAAGGAAGCGACACGGAAAAGCTGTAGGCTTGGGGAAAAGGAAAAAGCCCACGACCAGAAAAAGAAGCACCGTGTTTTAGCACGGCTTGAAATCTTTTCCGATCATGGGCTATATACTCTATATATCCATATCTAGGCTACATATAAATACTATATATAGTAGCTTGATTACATAATACAACAATATGAGGTATAAATCAAGTTAAATATTTTTAAAAGTGCAAGTTGCACAAATTAAGAATTTACGGCTGAATGTCTGAAAATGGGTAAAGAAAAACGGCAAGCTGTACACCTGCCGTTTTGTTAGTGTTTAAATCATTCGTCTGGTTCACCAAAGACCTTGATATACTCTTCGGTGCTTGCGTTCTGCTCCATCCACTTTTGCGCCTTTTCTTTGGTGTATGGGATGATTTCCTCAGAGCCTGTCTGATAACCGTTCCTGCATTTGCGATATCTGCTATTTGCATCGCCCGAACCGTACAGGAAGAACTCCCCAGTTTTCTTTCTGTACAGAGTCTCCTCAAAATATGAAAATCTTCCGTATGCCCCGTTATCGTAATAGCCAACTTTTTTAGCTGTCTCCGTGTTGTACATTTTTCCATCAATAATTTTCTTCATGTCTTCGCCTTTCTGCCCTCGTAACCTCCGGGGCGGGTGCTTTGATATTTACCAGATTTCAACGCCGAGCTTGTCAGCTGCTGCGCTTACTACGTCCTCTACGGTGTCACTGTCGGCGCTGTCGTACTCGTCCGCCATATCAGCCAGTTCACACAGCTTGCGGCAGTCGTCGGGGTTCCACTCTCCATTGTGGCGGATGCGATACGCGGTAAGTTCTGCAGAATCCTCTTCAAGGAGCACAACAGCGTCAACATAGCGGTTGCTGTCTGGGTCTTCGTCATCGATATAATCATTTGCGCAATTCTTCCAGTCTTCCATCTGCTCAATGCAGTAATCTACATCATCGACCATAAAAGCATCAACTTCACCGTCAAATTCGAGACCTCCGGTTTCAAAAAACTCATTGGCCCAATCTGGACCATATCCGCTGCCATTCCAAATTTTCATTGTGACTTCTACAAGCTTCTTTCCGTCTGTCATCTTCATATCTTTTTTACCTTTGCCCTTTGGGGCTTCCTTTCTTTCTTTGTGCCTTTAATATAACTTAAAAAAGTTACTATGTCAAGACTTTTTTTGAAAGTTTTTTAAAATTTTTTCTTCTTCGGCTTGGTCTGGTGCATAGTATATAAGGTGCTCTGGCTGCATGTGCAAGATGCAGCATATACGATTGATAGCATCAAGGCTTATGTGTGTATCTCCTGCCTTGATCTTTCGCCATGTATCCTGCGACAAAATGCCGCTTTTCTGCGCTGTGTAGGCTGTAACGCCTGCGGTAGCCAGTGCGCCGGCTACGTCAAACTTAAACTTTATCATACTTGTAGTACTCTCCTTTCGTGCTTGGTGTATCGCTACATATATATAGTAACTTTTTAACGGCAAAAAGTCAAGAAAAAATATAACGAAAAAAAGTTATAAAAAGTCTTGACATAACTTTTAAAAGTGATATAATAAGGGTGTAAACAAAAAAAGCCGGTTGCACTACCTACCAAGCAAACGCAACCGGCACCAATCAAAAAAAGAAAGGTAGCTTGATTATACATCAAGCAAAGGGAAAAAACAATGTTATATTCAGAGTTAGCAAAAACTTACAGAAAGCTTTTTAAGAAATATCCAAATATTTCTAGTCTCCAGGATTTCGGCGGCAAGATTTTAGAAGAAAAAACAACCTATGCTAAGCGCGGCACGCGTTGGGTTGAAGTGAAAAAAGAAGAAAAAGAAGTACCGGCAACTTATGTTTTTAATGTATTTGATGCAGTACAATTTTTTAAAGACTTAGGCGGATACGAAAAAGTAAGTTGTGGCTATACAAAGGCCGGATATCTTCCAGACGAGTTACTAAGTATCAGCCCTAACAGAACGGAAAAAACAGTAAGAAAATATTATTTCATTTAAAAAAATAAGGTGGGCGAAAATGCCCACCTTTTTTTATTTGCTTCGTGCCTGATCAAGTAGCCGCTGCGTCTGCTTCTGGCCGTATATATCCATGATATCAAGCTGATACCGTGCATCAGTCAAGAGCCTTTGCAGGTCTACCGTTTCCAGGTCTGGCGTCTGGCTCTTGGTCTTCTGGCTGGACGGCTCCGGCTCTGCCGCAGGTGCTGCAGGTCCTTCTGCATCTGGTGCCGCTGATCGGATGCTATCGCGGCTGATTTTTTCAGCTATCGCGGCTTTTATGTAGCCGTTGACTGATAGGCTTGTAGCTGCTGCCGCCTCTTGTAGTTTGGTGTAATCTTCATGCCGCAAATCGAGCGGCACGCGCTTATAAGTCTTACTTGCGTATCTTATAGTAGCTTGCTTGTGTGCGTCTGATATTGCCATAGGTTTTTTTCTTTCCTTTCCATATATTATAGAGGCCCCTTTTCCACCTCTAGCATAATTATACACTATAAAGATAAAAATATACACGTACATAATGCACAAAAATATACACGTACATTTATACAGAATTACTATTGAATATACACGTACGTTGTTATATAATACAGTCAGAAACAAGGAAAACAACAAACACAGAAAGGAAGTAAAAAAATATGAAGAGAACAAAAAATATGATTTATAAGGCATCCGATGAAGCAAGAGAGCTGTTTTTATATGCTACTAACTCAGGCGTTTTGTATGATCGCCAGATCAAGCCAAGTATCGAAAACCTTAGAAAAAAGTTAAGAAAGGGAACCTTTGATAAAGATAAGGCGGCAGACCTCTTCTACTATGTAGCTACAAGTGCTTCGGCCATGTATGATAAAGACTTTGGATTTAGCTTTTCTGTCCAGCAGCGCTTCACAGCTGCGGTTGATATGGTCGATTTTTACATTGACGAAATTGAAGAGATTTAAGCCGAAACGCCCCGGCTTGGGGCGTCCGTTGGGGATTGCCTCCCGGCGCTGATGATGGCAGGCAAGAAAGGGAAAAGTTATGACAACATTACAAATTATTAGATTGAATGAAAGCGCCCCAGCTATGGCGCACGGTTTCCGTTATAACGTCCAGATCTGGACGAAGGACAGCGGCCGCGGCTGGTGCTATGCCGGAAACGGCAAGTTTTTAAAGACTGCAGGCGAGGTTCTGAGGTATGGCAAGGAACGCGCTGATTTTTACAGTGCTGACATGTACAAGGATTTTTACGCCTGTATGAGTGAGGAAGACGTTATATATTTTGTAGGGGTTTACAAGTGGCACGCCTTCCGCGTATATCCAGACGGAAAAATTACAAAGGCAACTGAGCAAGAACGCGAATTGGCCGGAAAATGGCTTGAAAGAGAGAAAGGAAAGCGATGATCACAACAAAAATTGTCTTGCTGGGCGACACTCACCCGGCAAGACTTCGCGGTTATGGTTACAGTGTGCAGATTTTTGTAGATGGTGAATACAGTAATATTTTCAAGCTGTGCCGGACTCTGGCAGATGCTGAAAACTACGCTAAGGAATTTTAAGTTTTTTTGTGTTTCTCCGCTTTAGGCGGCGAGGTTCACGACCTGGGGACACTTTACCGGGGAAAACCGGAACAAAAAAAGAAAACTAAAAGAAAGGTTAAAACAATGATTTTACAGACGGTATCTATCAGCGCAGCACCGCGAGAGCTGCATATAAAGCTTTTCAAGGCTCACGGTGATGAGCTGGAGAAGCTTGAGAAAGAAATTGCAAGCCTTGACGCTGTGGCCCTTGTGTCATGGGCGCGAGTATTCGAGGCGGTAAAGGCTCCAGGTGTGGTGGCACACTGGGAAGTGCAGCACGAAATTGGCGGCAAGGCATACACAGAGCAACGAATACTGCACGCATCCGTAAAAAATCCGGGCTGCATTCAGTTTTCTACAGCTCACAGCTACCCAGACGAATATATCCCGGTGATGGATTCACAGTTTAAAAATGCAGCTGATTTTTTCAGATATGAAGCGCCGACATTAGCAGTTGTTGCTATCGAAAAGGTTGCGTGAAACGGAAAGAGGTGATAAGATGAAGGTAATCTGGGAACCAGACCTGCAGATTGAGAAGATGCGCAGCGGTGCAGAGCGTGCTATTCTCTGCCAAAAGTCAAGAGGATTCAAGACAACGATTAAAAAAATCATGAAAAAAAATGCTTGATGCAGTAGCAAATGGCATTGGTGACTTGTTACTTGGCGCGTTGATCTTCGGCGGTATGGCGGTTGCGCTGTACTATGCAAGTATTTGATAGGAGGATATGAAACATTTTGTACAATATTTACAATATGCAAACAGTACTGCTATCTTATAATAGTGCATATTGACAAAGAAAGGAAGGGCAAATATGAACGAAGTAAGCGAAGAAGTAACTAAACTGGTAAGTGAATGGGAAAGTGAAGTTCTATTATCGGGTAGTCCTAAACAGATAGCCTGGGCGAACAATCTAAGAAGAAAAGCATTGAAACAATTGGCTGAGGATTCGTTACAACCACTAAGGTTTCGGCTTAGTTGGATGGCTATGAAGTATTCTGTAGTAACTTTAGCAAAGAAGGCCGAACAAGGAGGATTCAACAAGTTCCTCCTTGACAACTTTAAGGAGATGTATCCTGCATTCGCTACTCACGATCCGGATAACGCTCCGAGTAAAAAGGAAATACTAGCGGAGAAAAAGCAACTTTTTGATGCAATATCGAAAAAGATCCGGGGATTCAAATCGGCTTCTACTTGGATCGACGCGGATAGAAGAACTTACGGATTGCCGATTGATCTGGCCATTTTAAGCGTTCTTTCCAGAGATACAAAAATTCCAAAAGAAGTCCTGAGGGAATGGGAATTGGACATATTTAGCGAGCAATAAGAAAATGGTATAAAATAATATAAAACGGGCACCGGGCAAGCTACACAACCCGGTGTATACCACGAATTAAAAAGAGAAAAATAAGAAATAGAAATTGCGGAGAAACGCAACGACGCAGAAAGGAAAATAGAATGCCAAAAAAAGCAAGCGGAGAGGGGGAGAGCATAAATGAGTATATAAATGGACTGATCAACGCGGACCTAGAAAAGAAAAGTGGAATAGCATAACAAATAAATTAGGCATTGGGTTAGCAACCTGGTGCATTTTCTAAAAAAATAAAGATTATGCGCATAATGTGATATAATAGAATTATTAAAAGGAAAGGAACTACCGAAGAGGTAGGAAGGCAAAGAAAAATGAACGAAGAAAAAATGAAACGAGTATTAGAAGCGGTAGTACAGCAAAAGCCACTTGCTGAGGAAGATTGGCCGAAAGAGCGTAAGGAGTGGGGCTGGTTGCTGGATAACACATGTAATGTATACCAAGGCTTTGGATTTCAGAACAAAACATTAACAAAATCAGTTCAAGCTGTAGCCGAAGATTTTTGGAAATTTGTCGACAGAGTGTATCCGGAACATGAGGAATCATGGCCGGACTGGGTAAAGGATCTTGCTGCTGAGTTTGCTTCCGACGATGAAGATGATGAAGACGAGGAAGAGAAAGAGCCAACAGAGGAAGAGATACGAAATAAGAATATAGAACGAACCCAAAAGTTAAGGGCTACAATTGAAGAATTTCAGAAAAATTGCGCAGAAGAGTATTTAATGCAAATGCCAGCGGAAGAATTAGAAGCGTGGAAAACATTAGCGAAAATCGACTGCCATTATAAAATCCAAGTGTGGTGCGGATATAGAAGAGAAACTACAATCACAAGCGATTTCGTAATTGACGATACGGCAGTAAATTTAATACGAGAACGCGAATGGGTAGAAGAAACACGAAAACATAGAGTTGCGCATTATTTCCATTGCTATAAAAGAATATAAAAAGATGCTGCCATACCGGTTGCGAGGAGAAAGAAGGGTAAATATGAATTGGGAAAATTTGCTGAAAGTGTATGAAGATATGGGTGTTGAGGATATTATCCCAATAGCCCATACAAGAATTTTACCACATATAAAGGTATTGCTCGATGAAAATGGAAATTACATAGGGGCGATGTTAAACGGTAAAGACCGTTTTACTATTCCGTGCACCATTGAATCTGAATCAAGAACAAGCGGAAACAATCCACATCCGATTCATGACAATATGCAATATTTGTCGGCAGACTATAACAAAGAAAAACACGATAAATATATGCAACAATTAGAAGCTTACATTTCTGAAGTAGATGACAAATTGGCAAAATCAGTATACAGATTTGTTCAAAAAGGATTGATGAGGGATGTTTTACAAGGATTTCTAAAAAAGATTCCTTATCCAGAAGAAAAAACTGTTGTTTGTTTTGTAATGGCTCCGCAGGAAGAATTGATAAGAGCAAGTTTTAATGGAGAATATGAAAAATATTGCTTGAATCTTCTTCGATCAGGAGACGGGCAAAACAAGCAATGGAAAGACTATTATCTTCGCAGTTTGGAACCAAATGGAATGTGTGGCATTACAGGAAATAACGATTTTATTCCTACAACTTATCCGAAGGGCATTAGATTTGCAGGTGATGGGGCAAAACTTTTTATTGCGTCATCTCGTAATATTATGTTGAAAGGAATGCCGGCCCTTGCACCTGGTTACATAGCGTCGCAAAAAATACTGCATACGCTTCAATGTCTGTGCTTTGAGGGACCACAATGGGCAAATCAAGTAATGCGTGACAATTTAAAATCTGTTAAAGAAATTAATTTAACAGCAGATGAAGAGAAAGTAGTGGAAAGGTATATAAAAAACATACTTAAAGAAAGTAAGACGTGTCAAATAACTTCTGACTGTAAATAAAGGCTGGAGAATGTAAGAATTACTAATTAAAAAGACCGAAAAGGATGTGAAAATGGCACTGGAAGTGATTCGAAAGCAGAAAATTGAGAGAGGGGGTGAAGATGAATGACTGGTAAATATAATATTCAGATAGGCGATGTATTTGGGCAATGGGAAGTAATAGGGCAAGGCAGCAAGCCCTATTACTCAAAGTGTAGATGTACTTGCGGTACGATTAGAGATGTAAGCAACAGATCTCTTTGCGCTGGTGATTCTAAATCTTGTGGATGCAATAAGGAATACTTAAAAGCCAGACGGAAAGAATCTTCGGTTAAGACTGGTGATCGTTTTGGAATGTGGAAGGTGATTGGCGAATCAAGCAGACCGTATTCAGTTCTATGCAAATGTGACTGTGGGACAGTTAGAAACGTATATAGTCGTATGCTATTAGCAGGTAAATCTAAATCTTGTGGGTGCAATAAGGAGCATGTAAAAACTACCTCTAAAAAAATATCCGAAACCAACTTGAGAATTGCACAGAAAAAAGTCGGAACTAGTATCAATGGATTTAGAATTGTAAGTATTTTTAAGAAAAAGGGGGAGAATGTTTTTTATTGCAAAGCTATATGCCCAGTTTGTGGAAAAGAAACAGAAACCAAGTTGTCCAGATTGAAAAAAAATTATATGTGCGTAAATTGTAACCGTAATAATGGGGACTTTTTGAAAGAAATACAGAAAAGCTGCTATGTGGATGGTTCTTGCTTGCCAAGCATTAGATCAAGAGAAAATGGAACTGTCAACAAAAATTCTAGTACAAAAGTAAACGGGGTTTCGCTTCAAAAAGACGGAAGTTATAGAGCATATATAACATTTAGACATAAACAATATCATTTGGGAGTATATGCTAGTCTGGAAGAGGCAGCATCGGCACGCAAAGAGGCTGAAAAAAAACTCTTTGGTGAATACATAAAGAGTCATCAGGGATGGGAAGATGAGCTAAAAGAAATCGGAAAGAGACATAGAAAAAAACCATAATAAAAAGTAGGGATAGAATCAAATCTATCCCTATTATTTTACAGTTCTTGACAGTATTTTACATTACTTTACATTATTATACATTATTTTACATTAAAATAATGTCAAAATCTATCGGCTTTTCTTACGGCGCTGCTTCTGCCTCTGCTGTTTGTATTCGGTTCTTATGACTGTGATATTTCCGACAGTTTCCTCAGTTCTGATTCGCTTCAAACTGCCAACATAGGTTATTATGCTGATTTCGTGTTTTTTTCCACTTCTACTGCCCATATCATCCCCTCAACTTTCTCGTAAGCTGCTGTCCAAATGATTCTCGATACGTAATTTTTGCATCTGTGTCCACATCAATAGGGCGTCCAACGACTAAAATTTCTGTGGGATGAAGTCGGGAACACATTTCATTGAAGCCCTGTCGATAACACTCCTTGCCTTGATCGGTAAAGCAGCCGTTTGTGCTGACTGCCAGCGTGCTCTCTTCTGGTAGCCCTTCAAAACAAAACTCAAACGTCTCTGTGTTTCCCCAACCTACAGTTGGAATGACGTTACAGCCGTTCATAAATAGCCACCATGCAAGGGCGCGGCTTCTGTAAACTTGATGCAGCTGCATGACCTTTGGCATAGAGTCATAGAATGAGAAGTCAGGAGCACAGACATATTTGAAATTTTCAAGCATCGGAAGATACTTTTGCGGTTGATTCCATAATGGCTCGAACCGTGCATCATCAATAAAAAAGTGGCAAAGCGCCTTCTTCGGATTTTTTTCTTTCACCGCCTCACAAAAAGATACTGCATTAAGCCCACTCAGAGCAGCATGTACTGGGAGCAGTTTTGGAAATCCCAGTGGAGTAAGTTCGGATTGATAAAGATATCGCTCACGGAGAACGTCTTTTTGCGTGTGAATCTTTGTGTACATCTGCCTTCCTTTCTGGCACATTGCCTAAAGTCGTGCGTGTACTGTGATCTTTATTTTATGCACAGTACCTAGTTGTATTGTTTCCTAAAAGCTGATATATAAGTTCATCTGCAACAGTTACTATACTCCTGCCAAAAAGACTTATAAAGTCTGCGACAATTTCCTCTGTTTCAATCGGGATAGAGTATCCGTATTCCATTGCGTGAACATGTGTTAATTCGTGGCACAGCACTTTATCAATCATCTGGCTTGGCAGATCATTACACATAAAGACGGTCTTTAAATTGTTGTCGGTTACGCCGAGTGTATATGTTCCGTCACTGCGCTGCAACTGCGGATCGCCAGGATTAACAAAGCAAACTTGCCAAGTGTTGTTATTTACTGTAAAAAACATTTGATACCCCCATTATAGCACATTTATAGCAAGTGCGCAATTGAAATAAAACCGGGAGCATCTGCCCCCGGCTGTACCATTGATTATATACGCTGTACCCAGTTTGTCATCTTGGTTTTCATCATTGTTTTTTCGGAAGCTGAAAGCCCTGGCATGATCTCTTTAAGATCTTCGTCAATTACGGCCAGCAAGGACTCAAGCCCTCGCATGTTTGCGTCATTATCTTCTTTGGTGTTAGCTTTGTGCATGTCCTTAGTCTCACTGTATGACCTTCTAGCACGGTCATATCGGCTTTCTGACTTCATTCCCATATCTTCTACACTTCTACCATCTGACGGCATTTGGGAGCCTCTACGTGGGTCAGAGTAGTACATGCGCCCAAAGCGGAGTCTATCAAGATCACGCATACGCTCTTCTTCTGGCATATCAGCCCATTCATAATACATTTCTGGTGTCATGTGCCAATAAGGTGGTTCGTCATAACCGCGTCTGCCTGTGGTCCTTGTTCCTCTACCCTTTGGGGCAAATCTGCCGTTAGCGTATCTGTAGCGGTCGTAATAGCGGCGTGACGGGTAATCACCGTATTGCTCAACCATTTCCATGATTTCATCATCGTTTTCCAGTCTATCCATTGCCTCAACGATGCGATAATCTTTATCAAAGCAAACAATGTTCTTAACAATTTCAGTCCAATCTTTTAAATCATCAAGATTCTGACCTTCAAAATTATCAATTCCGATAGCTTTGGCTTTTTCTTTGACACATTCCAAAATCTCTTTAGCCCATTTATGCATAGTCTACCTCCAATCAAGCAACTCTATTCACTATAAGGTTTGCATTGGCAACCTCAATAGCAACGCCACTTGTATTCTCAACTGCAATATTTACGCAGCAGCCACGCGGAACACTGATAAAAATGCCTGAGGACACATTGTTAAATTGAGATACTGCAGCTGGTGTTGAAATCATCTTGGAAGCAGGCACTGGCTCACCACTGATAGCAACGGCTAATGATATAGGAGCCGCAGTTCCACCGGCTGGAAGAGCTATATTCGCGGAGAAGTTTACAAAAAACCGTGCCTGACACTGATTCGTAAGACCTCTAAGAGTAATGATTCCACTGCCTTCACGGTGCTGTATGCAGTTTGAGCCCTTAACAGATGTGTTTGTAAAAGTTACATTTTCATTTGCCGCAACTTCCTGTGTTGCGACTGCAACATATTCTGCCATTTGATACCTCCTTAAAATAAGGGACAGGCTCTATTTTGAGTCTGCCCCTTTGCTGATAGTAATACTGCATTAGTTAGCAGACATAACCGTTTTGGTTAAGATACTGATATTTAATTTTGTCAGCAGCTGCAACCGCTATTGCATCCGCATCCGTAAGCATAGCCATAGAGATTAGATGCCGGGAAAGACGGTACTGGAGTAGGTCTTACAGCGTCAATAATCTGATTGGTCTGTGCAGCCATTGCTGTGGTAAGCAGTGCGCTCTGGCGATCCTGTGAAGCAGCTCTGCGAAGATCATTGTTCTCAGCCTGTAAGGCAGCAATCTTGTCCTGGCAAAGGTAGTCAAGGATGCTTCTCACGCCTGCATTCTGACTGTCAATAATATCTCTGGTGTTGCTGTTCATAGTGTTCTGCAATGCGCAAGTGTTAGTTGCCATATTGTAATTTACACCCTGAATAGCTTCGCGTGTCTCGCAGCAGCAGTTAGCTAACTGTGCCTGCAGAGCATTTGTATTTTGCATATTAGCTACGGTATCAGCGTTGATAGCCTGCTGAATGCCATATCCAGTCTGCATGATGTTTGTGTTGATTCCGTTGAATCCAGTTAACATGCTATTGTTGACTGCGTAGAATCCGTCACAAAGACCATTGTTGATTCCGTCTAACTTTCCAACAATCGCTTGGTGATCAAAACCACGCTGAATTGCGCTATCTGTGTAGGCTGCCGCGGTAGAACCCATGCCACCACCGTTATTGCCCCAACCGCCGAAGCCATTACCCCAGCCGAAAATGGCAAAAATCAAAATGATCCAGATCCATCCCCAACCGTCGTTGCCCCAGCCACCGCTGTTGTTACCGTTACCATCAATGCTAGCCACTAATGGTACACTACAGTTTCCTGAGTTAAACATACTATTTACCTCCGTAATATTTTTTATATACATAATCTTGCGCAAGAATTAGTATCACGTTTTTATTGCATTCCAAATTGATTTTTTATCTGGCGAACTGCATCATCAACATTTATCCCTTTTTCTTTGCAAAGGTTGCGAGCTAATTGTTCTACACCCTTTGTATCACCTTTATTTGCCATATCCATAGCATTTTTTAAAATAGGATTGCTCATAGCTTGGCTGTTTCCAGCCATCTGCTGCAAAAACTGCTGCGGATTCCTCATGGCTTGAAATAGCTGAAATGGATTATTCATTCTCATTTGCCTCCTTCTTTAAGCCTCCGGACCTTTTAGGCGCTATTTTAGGCATCAGTTCATCAAACTTCTTTTCAAGGCTATCAAATCTTGCCATAAATGCCTCTGTAGCCTCGTCAGACAGCCCCATTTTCATTTTGGACATGTCAGCTGAACTATTCGCCGCATTTGGCTGTGAAGCTGTGTACGGCTTATATACAATCGTTCTAATGGTTCCATCTGCATTCCATGATTTTGTATAGATCTCTGACATGTCTTGCTTTGGGAATACGGCAACTGAGCCGTCCATAGGTACATCGTTCGCAGTAATTTGTTCGACAGCTTGCACGACCTTTCCGTTCAATCCAGCTTGCTGCTGTGGCTGAATGTTTTGCTGTTGATTAAAAAGCGGTTGGTTTTGCTGCAGATCATAACGCGGCTGCTGATATTGATACGGGTAATAACTATTATATTGGCCATACATTGTCTGTTGGTTGTACGGTTGATACATCTGATTTGGTATCGGCATCGTCAATTATCACTCCTTCCTCGTCAAGGACCTCTCCAATAGCTTGAATCATTGCTGATTGATACTGCATTGGAATCATACATACATCTGGTCTTTCAAATATTTTAGTCAAAAATGATTCGGGAAACATCATTCACACCTTCCTTCCTCTTATTCTGACTGTATTGTGCCATAAAAATAAGATGTAAAAACGACAGGGATACGACATATTAACGACAAAAAGAGCTGCCAGATAAACTGACAACTCTTTCAAAGAATATTTTACTGTAAATAAATGTCAAATATTGTTAAATAAAGTTAAATAATGTAAAGAAATGTAAAATACACTATTACAACATCTGCAATTCCTCTCCGGTGTCCTTTGATGTGAGTTTGATAGAAACGTCATATCCTAATGCTTCGGATATCTGGCGTATATCACTTTCTCTAAAATTATTTAATCTAAGCTTTTTGGACACATTGGACTGAGAGCATCCTAATAGTTTTGCAAGCTGAACTCCGTCCATCTCTTTCTTAAACATTATTGTTTTTACAATGTTCGAAAATGTGTTTTTGCTTTCCATTTACTCACCTTCCTCCTTCGGTTTAAGATCTGCCTTGTAAGAGCTTAAATGTTCTTCTATAGTTTCAAGACTATTGGATTCCTCTGGAATCAATCGGTTGAGATAATATAAAAAAGAATTATAAGCCTTTGCTGTGCAATAATACTTTTCCTTGCCATTCACCGTAACTATTCGACCTCTAAATGATGTCGGGGATGCATTATCAATTAAAGATTTAGAAAAGTCCAGTGCAGACTGCTTGACCATTCTTAGAAAATATTCAAATGCGGTGGCGCTTGATGAAAGAAAACTGGACCAAATCAAATCTAGGTTACTAGAAAACTCATATTTTTTAAGTTCAGTCGGATTCTGCTTGCCACTAGCCATCTGAATATTGTAGGATAATACACCAATTTCATTTGTGATATAACGGCATAGTTCAATGGCAACAGATATGTAATCTGCAAAGTTAGGATCGAGATTCGCTGTAAATCTTTTTGAACATTCATCGACAAACTTCATTGCCTTAGAGTCATACATCATTCCACAAGTTTGAAAGCCTGCGTTGCTAATTCCGATTAAGCGCAACCATGTAACAGTGTCTTGATTGCTGTAAAGTATCTTGTCGAGTAGTTGCCACAATGGAACATCGTTAAATAAGCGAAGTGGTTTAGCGCTGTTACTATTTAAAATGTAAAGTGCCATGGTTTCAGCTACAATACGTTCTTTATCAAAAAACTCCCCACCCAATGCATTAAATCCGGTTATGACCCCATTTTCACGCTTGAGAAATATCCTGCGCGATTGGTGCGTGAATAATTCCGCTGGGTTAGAAGGTGGATCAATCTTTTTGCGCTCATCGGATCGTGGCGAGCATTCCCATATTGGGCAAGGCTTAGGCCACAATTCTCCATTACCATTCTGTAAAGGAACTAGGTTCATCATAAGTGTTTCAAAAAGATTTCGCCCGATTGCGTAAACAATAGTATTTTGCCCCAACCATCCAATACTGATTGACGGCAAACCTGCTCTACTTGGCTTTACAGAAACATCGTCATACCCATTGATAAAAAGAAGCCATCTAGCCGCTTCTGCATATGTTAGTTGCATTTTTGCTTCTCCACTTCTTGCTGCAAAAATTCGTACCTTGTTGTTGCTTTCAGAAATTTCCCCGTTTAACTTTGCAGCACCAAAAGCAGTTCCTTTTTTAGCTTCGTTTGCCTGATAGAATGGAGCATCAGGGTGAAAAAGCCAGAAACGTTCTCTACATTCCTCTAAATATTTTAAAAATGCTTCTGGAAAATGTCCGAGACTCCAATAGCTTTTCCAACGACTGATTGCTTCATCCCTATTCAAAAGCGGAATCTCATCACCGTTTGAGTCAAATCTTACAAATCCAGAATGAACAATTGCAAGAAGTAGCCGTATCATTGCGACATTTTGAGTATCTGTTTCACCTGCCAAATCCATGTATTCGTTACTGTGGGTGAAAATTTCTTTAAGTGAAACTTCTTTAACAGTATAATTTGGAAGTAATACACGCACCCAGTTTTCATCAAGCAAATTAAATTCTTTCTTCATATATATCCTTCTTTCTGCAGTTCTTTACTTTATTTAACAGTTCTTTACACTAAAATAATGTCAAATAAGGTTAAATACTGCTATTTACTAATATATATATTTCTTGCAATGCATAATCTATATTTATACGGCTCAAATATCCGATTTTTGCATTCCAATCTTGAGCCTGTGCAATCATGGCATAATACAGTTTGTGGCTCAGGTGAGCAGTTACGAAGAACACAAAGTCAGATTTTTTTAATGCAGCGTTGCGCACAGTGCTGACATTTCCTGCACTGATATATTGCCAATCCGGAAGATAAGTTTTAAGCTTCTTTATCAAGTTTGGATGCCCTCCAACAATTGTACCACTAATGTTTTTTAATTGCTGAATTTGCTCTTTAGATAGCTTATTTGCAATTTCGGTTTCCGAATCAGATTCCAGTGAAAACATATGCTCTCGTAAAGCATAAAGTTCCCTACGTTCACCCGCTACCTTTTGCAGTTCGGATTTTAGTGCATCATTCTTCTGCTTGAGTAGATTTATCTCATCAGATAAGCGCTGAACCTGCTCAGTACAAGCTTTTTGTTCAGACATCCTGCGTTCCTGAGATTCAGATAATGCAGATTTGGCTTGAAGCAATTCATTTTTAATGCTCTCTACTTCAATATACACGTCTTCGCGATTGTGTTGGAAGTAGTATTCCTTAGACTGCTTATATGCCTTACACATAGCTAATATATAGCTCGTATATTTTGCATAAGTCAGGAAATCCTCACGTATTCCTCCTCTTTTTCCGTGTGTATAAGCAATTGCTAGTGCTTCCAGATCTTCATGTGTGAACTGTAATTCAGAAAAAATAGAAACGCTTGAAAGTGACTCAATGTCAAACACTGTAGTGTATCCAAATTCCTCATCTTTTGGCGCTAACTGGATCTGCTTAAATAAATCTTTTGGAAGTTGACTAATGTATGATTTTGCTCTTTCCTGAAAAGCACAGTCATATTTCTTTAAGCCTTTTTGTATTCTGCGTTCTGGATTGTATCCGTAGTTTGCAATAAAGCAAAGTAATTCATCACATTTTTTACGTTCTTGCACTAACTCTTGCGGCCACATATTTAAAAAGTAATAGCCTGCAAATAAATGGCCATTAAAATTATCGTCCGAAACATGATCTGACTTTGCAAACTTTGCATAAATGACTTCACCGATTACACTATCAAAATGAAGCGGTTCGTCTTTTGGAAGCCTTTTAAAAATGTTGTATAGATTTCTGTATCCCTTTTTGAAAAGAATATCTAAAGAAGTCTGTGCTTGTTCATCTTCTGTGTAGCTATATTCGACGATTCCGAGTGCTTTTTTATAAGCTTCTTCTGTTTGCAAAGACAACTCTTCCGAAAATAAAGTATTGTAATATTCGCTCTGCTTTGCAGCGTTATAATAAGTCACAGCATTCTTACTGTATTCGTTTTCTAAATCTAATCGTATATGGCGTGCAAACGCGATAGCGCAAGCGTAAAACGGTATTAAGTTTACTTGTTCCATAAAATGCCTCCTTTCTTTAATTTTAGTAAAGAGTTATCTTGTGATAAAATTACCAAAATTTTATTTTTTGATTACGTAAATAGGATCTATTTTTTGATTTATTATAAATCTCATAATGTGTTAAGTACATTTCAAAATCATTGCTCCATGTCTTTTCTAATTTGACCTTATATTCTGTAATATGTCCAGACTTATATATTCGTATCGCGTGATATCTGCCGCATATGTTGCTGCTTTCTGTATGCCATATAAATAAATCTACATATCCATTGTAATAATCTTTTTTAACTTGTTTATACATGTTACAGCATAATTCAGTTGTTGGTAAATCAAATTTGTCAATGTAATTAAATGCCATTGTAAACTCACCACTCGCAAACACAGTTAATGCTGATACAATATCAATTGCTTTCATATTATTAGCGGATAGCAAGCGTCGTAATGATTCTGCAATTGTACAATTTCGTTCGTATATTACATCGTCGAATTTCCCATCTGCGATGGCATTCTTAACGCCAACTATTCTTTCATAAATCTCATTACTTACCATAATAAAATCCTCCTTTTAACAATTTTTAACAGTTCTTTACATTATTAACCCTTTTTTAAATGTCAAATAATGTAAAGAATTATAGATCATGTGTCCGCATGTATTCCTCGATGGCAAAGCAAGCAAATCCTGCTAGGGTGCGGCCTGACTTACGAGCGGCTTCTGAAAAGGCTGCCTTTTGCGATTCAGTACACGATACACTGAACTGAATCTTACGCTCAGCTGCAGGGACTTCTCTGCGCCCTACATACCCACCATTTGGACCAATCTTTGGAGTTGGGTTATATCCAGGCGTATACACTCTGTTTGGATCAACTGGAGCGGAGACAAATACTGATTTTTTTTCCACCGGCTGGATGCTTGGAATTTCAGTTTCGCCAGTATCTGCAAAATCAATGCCGGCTGTCACATCAAAAGAAGTGGTGGTGGTGTTATCTTTCTTTCTCATATCAAATTACTCCTTAATAAGTCAATGTTTCTTCCAGTCTAGTTTCCTCTACTGGAGTTGCGTCTGGAAAATCTACGAACTCCAAATGGTAGCAATTGCCACAGTTTTTTAATGTGGCTGGATAAAAGTATCTTTTTTCCATAAATCCTCTTTCCACGCCCTGTTAGACGCTTTTTTATTTGCCTTGCTGAGATTTTTTATAATCTTTCGGTCACAATCACAACCAGCAGGCAAAACCCGCCTTCCGAAGGTACTTTTCTCTATCCATTCGGAAATCCCTTCGTGGCAGGTTCTTATTTATGCTTTCTAAGTATGCCTTACGACAAGCGTCTGTCGTGAGTTTCTTTGATAGATAGTCGTAGCAAAGACCCCACCCATCGAAAAAAACATTGACACTTTCGAGAGCCGCTATAACCTCGGACTCTGTTTCTGCACCCTTGCTTGCGGCAATTATCTCGTCGCAAGTTTTGGTGTACTTGTCATGCTCTCGGTACTCCTCAAACACATTTACAGTAAAAGCATCTTCTCTCATAACAAACCTCATTTCTCCCCGTTTTGGCGATAGGACACCAGTTATTATTATTTGTTTTGCGTTGTGGCTATAACCACGTTTCCGCCAATAAAAGATATATTCAATATCCCTTATTGGCAGAATCTAAGTAGTTCTTTTGTGAACTGCATATAGTCAATGGCAGCGTTACACTTTGAATCAAATTTCATGAGAGTTGTTCTGGTTGCCTGTGCCTTTTGTACAGCAATGCTTTCACGAATAGTTGTGCAAAAAACCTTTGTGTTGAGCTGCTTGGCAATTTCTTCTAAAGAATTTTTAACTTCCTGAGCGAGGAGTTGACGGCTCTTATATTTTACTAGTAAGAGTCCTGCAACCTCTAGGTTAGGATTATTTCTTTTCTTTACGCCTGTGATGGTTCTGTTAAGTTCTGAGAGGCCTTGAATAGCATAACGGTCTGCAGTGACAGGAATGATGACCTTGTCAGAAGCAATTAAACAATTTTTAAGTAATTTGTTGTCAGCCGGAGCTGTATCAATAATAACGTAGTCATAGCCACTTAATTCAGAAAGAGCGTCTTTTAGTCTAAAATACTCATTCCCGTCACTTGGGAATCTTTGATCTGCTGTTTTCAGCTCTGGATCGGACGCAACTATGTCGCCTATTTCTGTTTTTTGAATAGCTTCCGCGATTGGAAGCGGATCTTCAATGTCTAAAATAACATCGTAGAGAGTCGCCGTATCTTTGGACACTGCTCTATAAGTGTCCGTACTATTGCCCTGCGGATCAGCGTCAACCAGTAAGACCTTCTTGTTTTGCGACATTAAAATTGACGCAAGTGTAGTGGCTGTTGTGGTCTTTGCAATTCCACCTTTTTGGTTTGCAATACATATTACTTTCATAGTGAAGCCTCCTTTGTGATTACATTATTCTACATTATTTTACAATTCTTAACATAATTTGACATTTCTTTACAGTAAAATAATGTCTTTTCCTTTCTCAGTTATAGAATACCTTGTTAGAACTAAAAAGTCAATAGTTAGAACTAAAAAGTTATAAGAAATATCTTTGAAGTTATGTAGAAACATTTCTTTACAGTAAAATAATGTTAAAAAATGTTGTAAAAATCCCCTAGCATCATAAATACCAGGGGACTATTTATAGTTGGTTTATTTTTAATTTTATGTCAGCAATCCTGCGGTCAACCGTCCTAGTCGACACAGATAACCGGGTTGCTATTTCGCTGATAGATTTGCCTTTAGACAACATGTCGAATGCTATCTCTTCATCCTCCGTGAAATTACCTCTGAGCCTGTAATCGTCAAGCTTAGGCTGAGTAAGTTTATGTAATTTCACGGATTACATCACAACTCCTGGATTGTCAATTCCTTTTCATTGGTTCTTCTCAAAACGATTAACTGCCTATCCAGTTCTGGAATTTTCCAACCGTCTACAGATTCGGAATCGTCAATGATAATCGGAAGAGTAGTGGCATACTTCTTTTGAAAAGCCTTGCAGACATCCATCTCAATCAAGATCCTCGCACCATGGTTGAGGTTTCTGGCATACGGTTCACCCTTTACGCAGAAGTCACATGTTTCTTCAAGATCACCATTCACAAGCTGTCTGAAGAATTTAACTTGGCAATACTCTAAGTACTCGTTTACTTTGCTTTCCAGAAGTTCATGCTTACAGATGTTGAAGCGTTTAAGCAAGTCAAGCTGTGCTTGCGTATCTGCAATTAGTTGTTCATTCTTTCGACGCTCAGCGTTAAGCTCTGCAATCCTTGCATCAATCTTGATATTGATTTCGGTTTTTGCAAGCTCTGCTTTTAAGTCAGATAACTGATGTTGAAGATTATTTTCTTCTGCCTTGAGCTGTGCAAACGTTGCATTTGCAGTATTTGCTTCTAATTGGCTTTCAAGCTTTGCGATTTCTGCAGATCTGGTTTTTGCCGTCTCGTCTGGCTCTGCTGGAGGTACAGCGGATATAGCTTTTTTCTGCGCAATTAAGTATTCAACAGTTCTGGATTTTTCACCTGACTCTTCTCGAAGAGCAGAAAGCTCTGCATCTGCAGTATTGAACTTTTCGCGCAAAGCATCAATAGCTTCTTTGCATTTCATTCCATTGTCTGTGATTTCCTGCAACTTTTCTTCCTTTGATTCTTCAAAATGCTTTCGCATTTCATCCTGCTGATCAGATGGATACTCACGCTTACAGTACGGGCAAATCAGCGAATTTTCATCAAACTGCATATCTTTATTGCTTTTCCAGTCACTTGAAAGCTTCAAACGCTTAGTTTCAAGATCTCGAATTTCAGAGTCAATCTGGTACAATTCATGTTCCTTGGCGTTTAAATTGTTATTTGATAGGAAAAGTTCTTCCTTTGCTGCCATAATCTGAGCATCTAAATCGGCAATTCTTTTCCTGTTTTCAGCATTAGCGTCATCAGCGGCCTTTAATTGCTCCTGCTTCAACTTATAAATTTGTGCCTGAATTGCACGCTGCTCATCAAATGCCTTTTGCACATCGGCTTGTTTACTCTGGTTATCTTTGATTTTGCTTTCGATATCTGCAATTTGACTGTTTATCAAGCCTTCATCAATGACAATTTTCTGCTTTTCCACCTCATCAATGCGGCTTGGAAACTCTTTGCGAATATCAAGCAGTCCTTTAGTACCATTCCTTCCACGTCTGCCATTCAACATAGTGTTAAATTTTGACTTCAATTCATCAACACTGCCATCATCCAGCAGTGGGAGAAGAGGGGAGAACTCTGGAAAACGTTCACAAACCTCTGCATTGGAACATGTTCCAAAGGTGGATTCCAAGATTGATCTGCAGTCAGCAGCACTTTTTGACAAGAGTGTTTTAGCGTTGATCAAGTTTGAAAGTGCGCTCACAGGAACTAATTCTTCTGCGATAAAATCTTCATAGTCACACTTCTTTTTAGGAATATCATTGATATAATAGTCAATAACATTACCTGTGAAGTCACCCTTTTTATTGTAGTTCTGACGAGAGACTTTTTTGAATGTTTTGTTGGAACCGTTAATCTCTACGGTCATCTCGACTGTAACCTCGATATCATCGATCTCGTTACCTGATTTATCGTGTGGTCTGATTCCAGTAATTTCTTCGCCGTTCTCACCCCTGCAATTCAGTACCCAAAAAATAGCTCTCTTAACTGTGCTTTTTCCAGATTCATTACATCCAGATACCTCTGTCTTATTGTATAAATCTGTGTCTACAGCTTTTCCATTGTAAAAACTGCAAAAATTATCTAACTTCAAATGCTTAATTCTCATCGCTTTCCCTCTTTCTTTCGTCATCAGTTTCATTTGTGCTTGATGCAGCGCACAAAGCAACTGCAAGCACACCAGTAATTCCACCGAATAATAGTCCTGCTATTAAACCAATTAAAAAATCCATATTATTCGCCCTTTCCGCTTACAGAATCTATCTCAAATGAGAATCCGGTTCTATCTTCAAGCTCTTTCATAAAACGTTCAATGTCTCCGTCGTATTCCTTTGAAAATTTGTCAACATAGTCCATTGTCTTCTGGATTCGTTTTGCAATTGCCTCAGCCTTCCAATTAGGACAAGTATCTGCCAAGGCAAGTCCAAATGATGTTAATATGATACTGTATATGTTGTCCACAGCGTCTTTATTTGCTTTTTGGTAGTATTTGTCATAAAGCTTGCGATCAACGTCTCGTGCAATATTTTCTTTTAACAAAGCAATTCTTATGCTTTCTTCTGCACCTGTGATTCGCTGTTCTACGGCTTTGTTTCCTTTTTTTGCTTCTCTTTCAGCCCGTCTCCTTTGTGCTCGTGTCATCTGTGTGCTCCTTCCTATATACTTATTTCAAACTCTGGCAAGCAAGGTTGCTTGCCAGTCGAGCTGATTCCTCGAATCTTTTGAATTTCTTTTTGCTTCGTCAAAACTGTTGCATACGTTCTTAAAAAGTTACTCTGGACCACTGTTTCAAGATCTGTTTGTTCTGTTTTAGCCCATTTTTCCAGATTGCCAGGACTTCCAACAGCTCTTTGAACACATGATGGCAGTTTTTCAAATTCCTCTTCTGCATGATATGTACTATTGGAAGCAGCAGTGCGGACCATAGCCCATGCTTCCAAACCTGTTGGAATTTCTGGTTGGTTTAATAATGCTATTTTTTCAACAATTTGCCCTATTGTTGGGGCGAATCCTTTACTCTCAGTGAGAATATAGGCTCTCAGTGCTGCGTCAACCTGTGCATACGTGTAGTCTGATAGTAGCCTAGCCCAAATTTGAGCGGTAGCATCAATATCTGCGACTTTATAGTTTGGATATGCTACAGTCATCACTAGCATTATTTTTTTTGCATCATTCTCAGTCATCGGATATACTGCCTAAAATGGCATCAAACTGTGAGCGCTGTGGATTTTGTAGCTTTCTTTCGAATGTTTTTTCTGCCCTTAACGGGAAAATGCCTATCCAACAGTTATCAGTGGACTGATTAAGCAGCTGAATCTTTAAGTCCTTATCTCCATGAGACAAAAACTCAAGCTTGATCATTGCTCTTTCAAGAGCTTTTGAAGTCAGCGGTTTCTTTATCTTTGTTCTCATCGAAGCATAATCACTTAACGCCTCGTCAAGTTCTGGATCATCTGAGTACTTTCCAGATGCTTTTGCAGTAACAGTCAGTGCCTTTGCATCAGTGTATAATTCCTGCATGGTTCTTGCTGCTTCTTCATAGCCTAGTCCGTGCAATGCTTTAATCGTATTTATTACGTTTTCTTCATACGGCTTGCTTTTGACTTTTGCTATCAATTCTTTCTTTGTCATTCTCATCATTCCTTTCTGATTCGTTAAATGCCAGATAACACATGATTCCGCAATCCTGCATTATTTCTTCACTCATTCTTCCTCTGTTTGGGTCTAATTCGTCAAGGAATACACCGTTGATGCAACTGTGTCCAATGTCTCGTTCAAGCTTCGCACGTGCTGCGAACACCTCTGGGAAGTCTTTTCTAATCTTGTTCCAATAGCCCATGCCGCCTTTTACGCAGCCAATACAGTTGTTGTTATTGTAGCCCATATCGTACATTACAGGGCGCTTTATACCCAAACGATCAGCAAAAGCATGGCAATCTTGCTTAGACATTTTCTCCCTAATAAGCGGAAATTTATGCTTAAATTCAGGAAAATTTTGTACCATTTGCCTAGCTCTATGTTTTTCATTCGAGTCCATTCCCCATACATACGTTAATTGGTATTGTAAGTGCTCATTTTCCCACTTTTTGCGAACTGCTTTCTTTAACATTCCTGTACAAGGTGCTCCTTGCTTAGAATTTATAAACCTGAATTTTCTGGCTACATCTTCCACACAGTTAAACTCGGAAGATTTTAAAATTGTTACTTTCTTTCCAATGATTTTTTCTACATCGTGTATAAATCTCAGACTGTCTGGGTGCTGATCAGCGATATCTATATATATCCATTCATCAACGTCCTTTTCCAAATATCCAGCAACAAAACTAGAGATTCCTGCTGATAACCAGCACACTTTGTATTTTTGCATAACACCACGCTACAAATGCATGTATCGTGGATCATAATTCGTTTGCTATCAATTGCGTGTGCAGCGTTTCCACTGCACGCCTTTTCAGCCACGGTGTTTAAATTTTCTGATACGCCACCACAGATCACTGCGCATCAACCCGGTTTACCGGGCATTCGTTATTCCTTTCCTTCTATATTTGTAATTAGGGCATCTGTTGATTCAACAAATACCGCGTCATCTGAAACAACAACTTTATTTTTGCAATAAGGGCACATTACACATTTGTTGTAGTAATTTCTGTGTCCACAGGAGAGTATTTTGTTAAAAAACACATCATTTTCCTCATAGCTCAAATTTCTATCACATTCAGGGCAAGTTATTACGTTTTCTACTTCAATAATTCTGACCATCTGTCTCCTTCCGCAAGTGCCCTTCTCTGGCGGTAAACCTTTGATTCTATTATTCTTTCAATAAAATCTCTGTCGCCAAAAATCATAATGATTTGAGTTAACATTATAATAACATCAGCAGTTCTCTCAAGAATATCTGTTCTCGCTTTTACCAGGTCTGCGGCAGACGTTGGATTTACATTTTCACCCTCCAAATGGCGATGTTTAAGCAGTGCTTTTGTCAGCTCGCTCAGTTCTTTAATTGTCTGGTCGATTTGTTTATCTGCTCCGTAAGTATCAATGCATTCCTGTAGTACTTCTGGATATGCCGTTGTTGGCAATCCTGTTGTTTCGTATATTTTTAAGCGTTCTCGGTTTTCTGCCATTCCAACAAGTGCCATATAAAAAGTGGCGATAAAACTATCAATATCTTCCTCAAGCTTAAATTGCGAATCGTCATACATTTTGTCACTAAATGCTTCATCATTCATCGTTGATGCCTCAGAATCGCCATATGCTTTGTTAAGATTCCGTGCAAGCTCCATAAGTGGAATTTCGCGTTCAAAATCCCTGTACCATACTTCACCATCTTTTATAAATACACAATTGTGTATCAATGCTAAGCTGCCTGACGGATTATCAAAAATTGTTTTAACCATATTTTTACACCTCTCTAGCCTTAATTAGTTTTCCTGCCAAGTTGTAATCGTATCCAGAATTTTCTTCTTTTCTGTTCATGTAGTCGCAGAACTCCTGACATTCTTCTTTTGTTGTGAAGAATGTATGCCACAAGCTTTTTTCTAATTCTTTGAAATCTTTGTTGTGATCCACTATTACATATGCACTACGACCAATTGTGTCGAAATACCCATCTGCAATTTCTTTGTACCAGCCCGTAATCTCTCCACCAGTATCACTAAGCATATATAGCAGATTTTCTTTCGGCTGATATATTTTCTTGCGTTCTCCGCATTTGCAATCATCGTATACCACGTTTCCAGATGGTAATGCCACTTTGACTTTTCTGTCCTTATCGCATTTGTTACATTTCTTTTTGTACTGGTAGTCCCATTTTACTGACCACGTAACAACCTTAAATTGTTCCATTAACGCTTTCAGCCTAGCTCGTGCAGCTTTGGCTCCAGCCTTTTTCATTGCACTTTTGTACTCTGCTTTCTTTCTATCATAATCTTCCTTTATGGATTCAAAATCTTCCTTGATGCCCTGCAATTTTTTGTTTTCCTCACGCAGCTTTTCAAGTTCGTCCTTAACTTCCTTTTTTATAGATTTCCGAAGCTCGTTTTTAAGTTCTTCGATTTTTGCGTCAAACTCGCTCGGTCCGAAATAATCTTCGTCATCCATGTAATACATATTATTTGGCCTCCTCCCAGTCAATCTTCTGCCCACAATCTGAGCAATATGACAATTTCTTCGCAATGCTTATGCCGCTCCATACTGTCTTTCCGCAGCACGGGCATTCCCACAACTCGCAGTGGCTTTCTATCCATGCGTGCGGTTGATCACCTCTGTTTTCATGGACGATAGACTTGTGAGTTGCTTTAACTGGTGGCTGAGGAAGCTGCTTCTTTAAGCATTCTACTGCTGTTTCATAAGCAGTTTTTTCTCTTCCAATCCTCAAACTTGTCTGCATATCGCAGTTACAAACTCGATGCTTCATGCATTCCAATTCATGGTTAAAATAATCAATAGACTCCTTTTTCTCTCTATTTGTCATGCTATCTCCTTATGCGAATTTGAGCTGTCCAGTTTCTTCTTCTCTAACCTTCATATTTGGCATTCTCTGCCGCAAACACATCTCTGGAAGATTTGCTCTTACTAGTGCTGCAGGAATTGGTGGACACACCGCATTTCCACACCTTTTAACTTGCTCTGACCGAGGATATGATTTGCCAGAGTAATCATGGTCAATGATATAATCATCGGGGAATCCCTGACATCCATATAACTCACGCGGTTCTAACATGCGAAGTCCTATGTCTACGATTTGGTAATCTACGCCTTTGATTGTAACAAGCCCAAATCTATCATGTGTTGTTACGGTGTCTAGGGGCTGTTTAATATTCTGACCATCATTGCTGCCATAATATTTAATCAGGAAAGCTCTGACTTCCCCAAAATGGCCAGCTGACGTTGCTACAGTATGTAATGGCTCTCGCTCATCCTGCCCGATACCGGTCTTATAGAATTTGCTCAAGAAAGATGTTACAAGTCCGTATCTGTTTGAGCTATCTACAGTCATTATTGGTTCGCTGATGCCCTGTCCGCGAATACTGTCATTTTCATATGAATGATACTGGGTTAGGATCGGAGCTACTAGGAAATTCTTGTCTTTTGCAACGATAGTATGCAAAGGCTTTTCTACACTGTATGCTCTTGGGCTTTTTTGATTTTTAGATTCGCCATATCCGATTTCAACAATGAATGGATCAGCATTATCAACAACAAATTTCTGAATGCCTCGCGCAATCCGTTGCATTGTTTTTGGAGCTAATGGTCTGACTGCACGAACACCATACTTCTTTTTAATCTCTTCCGATGTGTCAAAAATGCTTGGACATGGAATTGAAAAGTCTAATTGTGTGTATGCCCCTACATATGGCTTTAAAATACCCTTTTTAACCGCTTCACTATCTAATGGAGCATGTGTAGGCTCAGGCCATAATATTGGCTTATTATCGCATCTGGCAATTAAGAAGAATCTTTTACGCATTGTAGGCGCACCGTAATCAGCTGCGACTAGTTCGCGAAACTCTACAGTATATCCTAAATCTGTAAGTTGCTTGATAAAACGTTTGAACGTTTCTCCTGACCTTGATTTTATAGGGTGATGCCGTCTATTAAGCGGTCCCCATGTTTTAAATTCCTCGACATTCTCAAGCATTATCACTCTAGGTCTAACTAGTCCAGCCCACCTGCAAGCCACCCAAGCAAGGCCACGGATGAATTTATCCTTCGGCTTTCCGCCTTTAGCCTTGCTAAAATGCTTGCAATCTGGCGAAAACCATGCAAGCCCGACTGGGTGCCCACCACAAGCCTTTACTGGATCTACCTGCCAAACGTCCTCACAATAATGTTTTGTAGTTGGATGGTTAGTTCGATGCATTCTGATAGCTTCTGGATCATGGTTGATTGCAATATCAACACTTACCCCTGTTGCCATCTCTATTCCTGTTGAAGCTCCGCCACCACCTGCAAAGTTGTCTACCACTAATTCACCGTTTATCATAATCTCTCCTGCTAACATGTGAGTATCTGTATTTTCTCTTTTGGTTTTTTACAACTCGTTCCTATAAAAACAATAACGTTATAAAAGAATCAAAACCCACAAAAGTATCAGTGAGATAATCCACAATGCTCCAAATGATGCTCTAGTCCTTTTGGGTCCTATGTAGTGCAGAAGCTGGGCTAAAAGCATAACCACACATAAAACACTCTTAATTATCTGCATAATATTCAACTCCTCTCATTCTTTACGTTTTACAAAGGATTTGCATTCTGTATTCAACAAGCATCCATAATCACGACCTATGGTATAGCTCGGTATCTCGTATCCATTCTCACAAACGCGACAATATCCGCCACATTTATACTTGCTATTTACAGCTTTTTCTGCTTTAAGCTGATCCAGTTTATCTTCAAGATTTACCTTTGCATTTTTAAGTTCTGTGTTCTCCCTGATTAGGCTATCGTATTTGCTTCGACTCATTATTTTGAACATTCGTGCCACCTCGCCCCATAATATTTAAAACTATGATTGCTATGTTGCACAGCAGTATAACGATAAGTGCTAAAATATTCACGATTTCAGCAGTTTTTCCGTACTTTAGCGGAGATTTGTATGCAGCTCTAACCATTATGATTTGAACTGCAAGAAATACAAATTCGATGCATAAGATAATATGCTTAATGCTCATTTATTGCTCCCTTCTGATACCTTATTATCATTTTCTTGTGCATCCTCGAAGAATGATTTGATATCAAACCACTTATCATTGATTATATTTCCAATAATTTTTAATCTTCTATCTCCAGTTACTGCGGTTCGTATATATCTTCCCTCTAAATCACTCAACTTTGTAACTCCGACTGTATCCATTATTCTAGCAATGGATTCCATTCCCGGACCATAGCCACTAAATTCTTTCGCCCCCAGATAACCGTGTCCGAGACTATATCCGCCAAAAACGCATCCCCAACCTGCACCTTCAACAACGACATCAAACGATATGCAACCGTGATTTTCCATTGTTAACTCTGCGCCTTTGATTTGTGCGTTTCGGATATCGTATCCTTCGTCAATAAGCTTTTCTTCTGTCCAGATCTTCATGCGTCCTCTCCTTCCTCACTTAGATACTTATTTTAAGGAAGTTAGCTGCTGTAGCAGCCAACCCCGAAATGTTTTATAACTCGTTAATCATCTTATCCAATTCCTCATCAGAAAAATTCTCCAGTGCAGCTTCTTCTCGTCTAGCCTTGATAGCCAACAGTTTCTGCTTCCTCTCTTTATTGACCTTCTCATTTTCTCTGATCTTCTGTTCTTCTAGCTTCACAGAAACAATGTATCGAACGATTGCAATCTTATCAGAAAGTTCTTCATCTTCTTTTGTCTTTAGCTTCAACAGACTTTCTTCTGACACCTTCTTTACTTCTGCGTTCAAGGTCTTGAAGACTGAATCTAAATCAGTCAGGCGAAGATCCCATAAATCCTCAATAGTTATCTGTCCACGATACGGGAAACGGTACTTACATCTTGTTGCTAACTCAAATAAATTCTTTTCCATAATAATTTCTCCTTAAAATTTAACTTTCATAATACGTTCTGTCGCGCCCTTGACTTTAACAACCAATTCTGCTCTTTTAGTCATGCTAAAGCCAATTCCAGACAGCTGGTCATCCGCATCCTCTACATGGCACTTCGCACCTAAAGCTTCAAACACTCTTTTATGTGGTTCAAGCTCATGCTTTAAGAACTCGTTATAGTATCCGTTTGGTTCTTCTGTGTTCTTGCATCCCTTTAAGAAGAAGAACAAATGCCTGTGACCAATTCCGTTCTGATTATCAAAATAATTTGGACTATAGCTAATCACTGATACAGGCACAAACTGATTGGTACTTACTCCCCAGATTTCTTTGCTAATGGTCTCAGATGTCGTAGGAAGAATCGGTTTAATTGTGAACTTTCTATTTTTATCCATTGTTACCTCAGCAATTTTGATTTTGCCCACAACTGGATGTGGATAGCTAAAGCTATAAGTCTCCTCGCCAAAAGCAATCTCAGCGGAAAATCCTTTTGACCCTCTTGCATCAAACTGATTAACATAGAATTTGTATGTTCCAGGAATCATTCGATTGTAATTGCTCCAAACAATATTCTCAACAGATGGAACTCCTGGTCTTTGACTCATTGGCTCTCTAATGTCAATATCCAAATTTCCGCCAGTTCGACCATGTTTATCCGCAAAATAGATTTCGTTGCCGTTTGGTTCTTTGCAATGAGCATCCAAATCACTATTGTCGTCTTGACCATCATTCCACTGGATAGAGAATCGAAGCACTCCATCAACCTTTCCTCCGGCATCCTTTACATTCTTGCGGATATCAGAATCAGTGATATTTCCACTATAAGCCCAACTTAAAGGATTGTTCCATTTAAACATTGACCTTGCATCCTTATTTACTGGGGCAATCAACGAGACAAAATTAGAAGCATGTTTATTTTCAACAAAAGCTTCTAATTCTCTAGCTGTAGGAAGCACCTTGTCAATGAAATCCTGTGCTGAAATTTCTTCAACTTTAGAGAACTTTTTTGGATTTACCACTACCTCCTTCTCCATCTGACCAAAGATGTCATCTGCTCCGACGATTCTTTTTGCAGCATCTTTGTTTGAAAACAGGATATTATTGACTGTAATATCATCAAGATTGGCAAAGCGACGTTGAAGAGCATCCATATATCCCAATTCCGCGATTGTCTTCTTTGCATCTTCTAACATCTTTTTCGTAAAAATTGCTTTGACTCTCTTGTAGTTTGCCGGAGCTACAATTACTTCATACTTTCGAACAGCTTGATCGAGATCCATCCCCTTACTAATATTGACAAGCAAGGTTCCAATGGAATGATTTCTAATTCTGCCAATTACCGGACCCACTTCTGCTGACTTTTCCCATGCAAAAAGATCTTTCTGGGAATCAGGCAGTTTTTCATATATCCTCTTATATTTCTTGAACTCAATTAACTGAATCTTCCACTCTTCACCCTTATACAGCGTGTTCGAATTGATTAACTCAAGTACTGTGTCAACAGCCTCCATACTAATTTCATCAAGCGAATGTTTGAATACGTTCTTGGTGTCTCTATATTCGGCACAAATACTCTCGTTAGATTTGCCACTCCTGTTTACCCATTTGCCTGGCAAATCTAAAAACATATGTGTCCACTCATGAGATCTTCCATTGATTTCTTCAAAATCATGGTCAGTTCCAACTCTTTTGAATTTACTAACAAAAATGTCAGAAATTGCATTCCCCTTTATAAAAGCGTCTAAAGCATCACACACTTTCTGGAACTCTTCGCTGCCGGCATCAAATCCCCAAATTGTATGAATTGTACCATCCTTAATAGTTACAGCAGCTCCAATGCTCTTGACAAAATGTCTGCAGCAACTGCAATCATACTCTCGGCGCTTTCTGAACAAAATGTTTGTACCAGGTCCAAAACTGTCCAAATATAAATTCCACATTTCATCCTTGTCCACATTTACGATGTATAGTTGCTTGCAGCCTTTCATTTCATCTTCAAAATGTTTCTGCATTCTTGACCTAAAAATATCAAAATTATCCATTGATCATATCTCCTTCCTCATAGTTCTCAACACTGATAAGCTCCATAAACTTATCTCTCTGGCGCTCTGAAACCTTGTTACCCTGCTTTTCGGGCTTAACAGCAATTGTAAGGTGTTTCTCAGCAATAGATGATAATTCCTTAGCTAGCGATTTCTTGCCTTGCTGTATGCCCTCAAAGTAGCTTCTAGGTTGCTTTCTGTCTCCTATAGTTCCACTTGAACGGTTTTCACCTTGTCCACCCAGACTAACATTCCGAAGTTGATAGCCATTTTCTGCATAAAATCTGATGTAATACTTTTCCTGCTCGTCAAGCTGATCAATAGGAACATTCATGTATTCAACCTTCCACCCGTAAGGATTGTCCGCTGAATACAGTTTGTGCTTTCTAAGGCTCAGGTCTATGTGCTGTTTGTAGCCAACCATATGACTTGCCAACCTGCTAAGTATGTGCATGGCTTGCCCGACATACGCAAACTGGAAACCGTTCTCATCCTTTCTGGTCAAAATGTAGATCCCACTTGCGTCGTTCAGCTGGGGATTGATTTTCAGCAGTCGCTTCTTGTTCTCCTGCTCTATGGCTTTTGCCTTTGCAATGTTCTTGCATTTATTCATCAATAACCTCTATTTTCTTGATATGATTATTTTCCACACTCTCTCCTCCTTTCACACTTTTTACATAGCCAAACCGACCATGTGAATAAAAATAGCTTATGCTGGCTTCCTGATCTGCTTTCCCATTATCAATATGGCTTTGGCAGCATTGCTCTGCTCGCTTTCTGGCGCCCTCTTCTCCAAATGCCTGTACATCCCAACCTTCTCCACAAATATTGCAATGTATGTATTTTTTTACTTTTACTTGATGTCCTTCACGGAAATGTTTTTCTATTTCTGCTTTATTTGTGGAGTTCAGCATACAAATCGGGCAATAATAGTAGGTCATGCTTTTAGTTCGTTCAAACTTCATTTTTGCCTTCACTTTTTCAACTCCCTTCCAAGTTCTTCTAAGCAAAAGCAGAATGCTTCGCAACTCAACTTTCCTAAAGCAGAAACTGATTTTTGCAGTCCATCTTTAATTCTTTCAAGGCAACTCCCCAAATCTGTAAATGTAGTTGTTTCTGAATCCATAATTTTTTTCGATGGTTCTTCAAGCGATACCAGTTGCATAGCTTGTTGATATTGCTTTGGATTCATACCATAAAGTTTCTTAAACTGCTTCTTTCTCTGTCTTTTATTCATTTGACTGTCCCCACCACTCTCTACAAATTTCCCAAGTTTTGCCATCTTTTTTGCATAACAGTCTGATCATTTTACTTGAATTAACGAAAGCTATAACTGTTTTCGGAACATTTTCGCTTTTCATGAAATAATCCCTTGGATTCATGCCGTGAATCTTCTTGAACCGTTTCTTTCTCTGCCGTTTATTCATCGTTTACACCTCCTTCCAGTATTGCTCAAAATCTTCTACTGTGACCAGGAACAAAATGTGCCGTTTTTCACTAAAAATGGTAACTTCGCCTCCTTCCTTGCGTTTAAACTGCCACTTTTGTTGTGATAAGCAGCTTATCCAACATTGATCGCCAAATATATATTGGCGCCATACTTTAGGTCTGCACCATCCTTCTTTATCCATTGGATTTTTCCTCAAAGGCTTCTTTCATGGCTGCTGTAAGCTCGTTTGCATCGTGGAGTGCCACTTCTGCTTCGTTGAATTTTCCTTTTTCCAACCTGCTGCTAGCCACCCTGATAAGGAAGTCACGAAGAATTACAGCTGCGTCATTACTATAAATATTTACTGAGACGCATTTCTTATCCTTTAATGTGTAGCTTGATACCATTGACATTTTTATACCTCCGTTAATCTGCCAAATTTTTTTAATAAATCATTCTTATTCATCCTTAACATCCTTCGGTTCAAATTTTGGAAACGGCATCCAGTAAGCAACATGCATTCTGTCTTTAAGTAGCATTGGTACTGTCGTCCACTCACCGTTAATGGTTTTACCTGTTCCAACTACAAAATTATCTTCATCGTGATTATTGGCTAATACTACTAAAACGGTATTTGAATTTTTTTCCCAAAACGAATTGCACCACTTGTCGGTTCCTTTGAACTTTGCAAATATACTGTCGCGTTCTTCTGGCATTGCTTCTTCGACTGAAATCCAATCATTTTTCTCGATTTCATCAGCAAGTGCCGATAAAGTCTGTTCACAGCTAGAAGCTATCTTCAAGGCAAGCTTTTCGTACTCACTTTTAGGTGCAAATATATCGCACTCATCTATGTACTTTTGGCAAAGTGCAACTTCTTCTTTGATTTCTTTTAAATATTTTTTAATTGCTGTTCCTCCTCTGAACTTGATTCTGTCCCCTGGTGAATGCTACTCTCAATTTCTTCATCGGTTGGCACAATGGCATATAGAGCCTTTTCTAAAATGTTCTCTACAAGTCTCTTGAATGCAGCCTTGGCATTTTCTGCGTTCTTATATTTGCCAATTGGGTAATCAGTCGACTCGTTTGAACCTTTAACGTGTTTTAATAATATTTCTGTTCTTGAAAGTCCGTTAATGTAAATGTCAACTACATTGTCCCAGTTGTAAAAAGCATTTCTATCTTGTCTTACAATGATCACCTCAAACATCTCCCTTCTTTTTAATTAAACGGTAGTCCTTCATCTTCCACATTATCTGGAATGTTCATAAAACCTTCATATCCACCTGCAGGTGCCGGTTCTGGAGCTGGCTGCGTATTCTTTTTGCTCTCTGCGAACTCCTGCTCCTCGACAACCACATCAGTGGTATAGACCTTTTGACCGTCTCTGTTTGTGTAACTTCCGGTCTGGATACGACCTGTGACAACGATCTTGGTTCCCTGATGCAAATACTTCTCGGCAAACTCGCCACTCTTTCCGAACGCTATACAGTTGATAAAATCTGCTGACTGTTCGCCCTGCTTGCTACCTCTGCGATCTACTGCCAATGTATATCTGGCGATTGCAAGGGGCTGTGCACCCTGTGAGTAACGCACTTCTGGGTCACGGGTAAGTCTACCCATTAAAATTACTTTGTTCATACTGAACCTCCTTTAAAGCTTGATTCTTTTCTTTCTTCTGCCTAGTTCCCTCTGCCTTGTAAGAGTGTACATAAGCTCTTCCTCTGCTCTTATTTCCTGCTTAATCTTCAATTTAAACATTGTTCGCATAGCTTTGAGAAAATCTTTTCTTTCTTTTTCTGCCATGCTAGGATCAAAAGCAAGCGTAGGTACAATTAACTTTTCATTCAGTAAAACTTGCCGATTTTTCTTCACTTTGAAGCCCTTCTTTCTTTTAATATTGGAATACTCCTGCGTCCATCCTTTCATTGTATCTTTTCTCTGCATAGTATCTAAATGTGTAGTATTCAAGACCACATTTCTTTGCAGCTTCACTACATCCAATGCCCCCTTGCTCCCATTCCAGATATACGTCTGTAAAGTTTGGTGGAAGAATCACTCCTCTCTGGATTCCCTTCCTCTGCTCTCCAATCTCTTTCAAACGGATATTTGCATACTTACGGAATGTTGTATGCGACATCCCACATTGTCTAGCTGCCTTTTCGTCTGAGAGCAATCCGAGTTTCCACTGCTCGAAACATTCATCAAACATTGGTGGCAAAGGCTTTGGCGGTACTTTGTTACCTGTCTTGACGGTATGCCTATCACCTCTCTTCGCAAGTTCTTCTCTTGCATATCTTTCAAAAGTCGTGACGCAAACACCTATCTTCTTTGCACCTTCTGGTCCAGTTAGCTTTCCATCCCTCCAGGCAATGTAAAGCTCCTCTGGAAGTGTAGTTTTTTTCGCGACAAAGTTTGATCTGTGACCTGCTTGCTTTTTAAGTGGCTTTGCCTTGGCTGTATCTTGCCAGTGTAGCCAATTCTTATACATTGGACGTTGGTTAAATTTCGAGCAGTGATACCCTAACTGGATATTATATGCACGGTTATCAGCTTCTTCCGCAGCTTCTTCTTTGCTCAGAAATACTGCCCTTCCAAGCGCTAATCTCTCCCAATGATGTATATTATTCGTATTGCTTCCGATGTCACGTTTTTTAGTTATCGTATCAAAATGTGTGTCTGTCACGGCTATAACAATTGATTCAACAACTTCAAGTCCGTAGTTGTCGAACCCTTCGAATCCTTTTTGCTTTAACTCATAGTTGCTTAATCGGTATTCCTCTACGTGATAGACAGGAGTTCCAATCTTAATCTCACCCATCTTGTACCTCCTTTATCAGTTTTAGATCATATCCACCCTGCACAAATTCTTTGGTGAGCTTGTGCCTGATACCGTTGCCTAAGTACTGGTATATATCAAGCATGTCGTCATCAGAGAAATTTGTCTGCAAATACTGGTTTATACCCTTTCGAGTTCTATTCCAGAATCTTACGTTCCTTACGTGTTGCTGATAAACCATTGTTTTGCAAGCGTCCCTTGACACAGATTCAAGCAACTTACATTTAAGATCTTCTTCACTCTCAATGTCAGCTACGGAAAAACCAGAACGCTGCTTGTTTAAGAGCAAGTATCCATCGCTGTTGATACTGCTACCTGGAAAACATTTCATAAGCTTTAAAATTTCATTCAGAATCATAATTGCTCCAATCTATCTTCTGTCCGCAGTATGGACAGTGTACGCAAACTCCTGCTTCTGATTCATACCGTGTGCCACATGTCGGGCAATACCACTCGTATACATTTTTGCTTGATGCACAGATGACTGGTTCTTCTGCAATTGTTTTATGCATGTCTCTGTTTTCAAGAATATTGTTGACTATTTCACATGCCGTTTGTAGGAGTACTACACGACAATAGGTATGTGGATATGTTACCGCAACCATCAATTCACTATTGCTAACCAAAAGGTTTTTGATTTCATCACTTTTTGCAATAGACATTTATCGATCCTCCCAGTCAATTCGCTGTCCACAATTTGAACAATAGGAAGCAAGGCAATCATTTATGATGTTTCCACATACAGAGCAGCTACATGCGTTCTTGTCTGCTAGAATAACCAGTTTTTGTGGAACCTGCTTTTTAAGAGCGCTATGTGCCTTCATGAATACAAACGCGGTTCTCATTGATTTTTCAACTGCCTTGTAGTCCTTTTTCTTCAAGGCTTGCTCAGTTGCTCTGGTGCAAGTATCAAGTTTCTTCTTTAATATCTTCAAGGCTTCTTTATTGCTCATTTGCTTTTCCTTTCTTACAGGAACGGACATGTTTCGTAATTAAACAATTGCCAGGTCTTACCTGCTTCTGCAACGTCCACATTTGCCATTCTTGCAACTTCTTTTATTCTTACTAGCATTTCCTCTTGTACTGCATTATTTGCGCTTAAATGGCAAATAATGACGTTCTGGAGTGCGTCTGTTGTGTTAGCTTCTATGAAGCCTGCACACGTTTCTAACTCCATATGCCCCTTAATGACATGCAATCGTTTACCAGTGACATCCTCTGAAATGTACTTCTTTTGGTAATTGCAAGACACCAGGATATGGTCAATATCCTTAAATCGCCACCTTACAAACTCCGTATCAGTAATGTAGAGCATTCGCCCCATCTCTGGGTGCTCGATGATGAATCCATAGCACGGGCACTCTGTACCGTCTGCATCGGTATGTTTGAAGTGTCCATGCACATCATTCATTGGAACTGATACAATTCTAAATTCACCATAGCCACCGATATAGGAGTTATCTTCATAAGGTTTGTAGACTGGGATTCCCATTTCTTCCAGATCACTGACTGCTTCCGAGTGATCTCCGTGTTTATGTGTGACAACACATCCAACAATATCAGATACTTTCCAGTCGCAGCCCTTTTTGATCTTCATGATTGGGATTCCTGCATCAAGAAGAAGCATCTTGCCTTTGTTATCCTTTAAAACATAGCAATTACCAGAACTGCCGCTGGCTAAGCATGTTAGAATCATCTAAAAACTCCTCTCTTGCGTTCATCCCTCCACACTTTCGATGTGGTAGCGACCGTAGCCGCTAGTTCTTCCACTTCCAATTCCGTTTCCAAAACCTGCAAGACGAATAATGTTTAAGATCTGTTCCAGAGAATATGCATTCTCCGTATATTGAATGGTGAATGTTGCACTCCATCCGCTGAATCTATTCAGTCGTACAAGTACTGGAGCGCCTTTCTTTGGCGACATAAGCTTTTCGTCAATAAAATGCTCTGCAAACTTGATCGGAACCAGATTGCCCTTTGCTATGACATTTACAGCAGCGTTGAATTTTGTTGCGTAAGTATCAATCTTGTTTTGTACAACAGCCTGTCCAAATGACTTTTTCAAGCCAAATGCCGTAATGCACGGTGCATTGTTGGTCAGTGCTTCTCTTAAACCTTCCTCTGTGAAGTCGGTAGGCTTTCTATCGTACCAGTGCATGGCAGTGATCACTTCTTCCCATACATTCGTAGCTGCTGTGTCCTTAGCCTTGTTCTTTCTCTCGTCAGTAAGCTTCCTGGCGCTACAATCATTCATTTTGTTAAGCACCAGGTCCCCATCACCTGCAATAGTAATTCTTGCCTGCTTGATGCTTAACGGCTTTAATTCGATAACCTGTGTTTCTTCCTTCTTTGTCATGATTTATTCTCCTTTTTTGTTTTGGTCTAAGCTTTCGCTCGAGATGCGACATAAGTATTATGATGTTGTGTAGTGTACTGTCTTGTAATGTGCAGTTCTGTATTTTCGCGTGCTGTTTTGCGACTTATGCCGCGTCTCAAGCGGAAGCTTTAGGTGTTCTGGTAACACTTGCAGACAACATGAAATGTGATGTCGTGTGTTGTGGTGTGCTGTTCTGTAGCGTTCTGTTCTGGCAGCTCATGCTGCCTGCAAATGCTACCAGTTTGTTTTGTTGGTATCCGCTCGGTACATGGCATAAACTGTGTTGTAGTTATGTGCGCTGTTGTGTTCTGCGATGTTTTAAACTATCCTGTATTTTGTTATGACATATTGCTTATGCCACATATAGAATGGATACCTTTTGTTTTTTGTGTTATGTTCTGATTTGTGAGCTAGCATGAAGCAGTAAATAATCTGCTTTGTACTGTCCTATAGTGTTTTGTTCTGTGCTGTATTGTGTTGTTTTGCTGTTTGATGTAGTGTCCTATAGCTTACTGTTTTATCTTATTGAGGTTTACTTACCACCTCGTGTTAGCCCATAAAATTTGCTTAACTCGAATGCTCTGTGAATGATGCAATGTTATGTGCTGTTATGTTGTGTCGTGCTATGTTCTGTCCTGTGCTGTTATGTTTTTGACATATGAGCCATTTCTTTTCTCAGATGGTGCATACCATTACACCATCCATAGAACACTCGAATTAAGCATTGAAACTGTTTAGACGGCTATCTTGTCGATTTCTTCAAATACGCTCTCTAACTCAGAAAGCGACTTATACCGATTTTGAAAGCTTCTCAGCTCTGCGTAAGCCCTCTGCAACAACTTCTGATATTCGTCAGGTTGTGTTGCAAAATGCGTTGTTGGCATATACACATTTCTCTGACTTGTGATCTGGAAGTGCCTAATAGGTGGCTTGCTATCCTGCTTTGGTACAACTACAAAGAACTGGATAAGCTGTCTTGCCTGCTGCAAGCGATATTTTTCCGCTGCTATGCTATCGTTCCATTCAAAGCACTTATGAAGTTCTGACTGTTCGTCTCTCGCTTTCTCAAGTACTTGTTCTGGCGTGATCTCTACATCTCTTCCGATTTCATCCAGACACTTTGCGGCATTGGCTTTAAAAATCCCTTCTATTCTCCATTTAATTTCATCCATAGGCTATCTCCCGATCAGGCAGACATAAAAGGTGGCAAAGCATCTTTGTTTGCTTCCTTATTCTGCTCATTTGGTTCTTCAAATACCTGTGAATTTGCATTTTCTGAAATATCTTTCTCCATCTGTTCCTGCAAACTTTCACTTGTGTATTCTTCAAAGTCATTGTCCTCTGCTTCTTCTTTTGTATAAAGTCCCATTGCGACTTCTGGACAATTGAGTCTTGAAAAAAATGAAGCAGCACGATATCTGAGCATGAGCTGTGGCATTGTCTTCCACTTACTACCGTTCTTTGCAATCCAGCCTTCATCCTTTGCCATTTGCATGTCAACTGTCATACCATCAACTCGTCTGCCGTCTTTGGTAGTCCAAGCGGTACAAGAAAAAGGTTTTCCGTCTTTGTCTTTTGTTTCCTCGTACTGTAGCTCCATGTCGAATTTACGGCTATTGTTAATTCTTGCAATAAGAAACTGTGAACTCCAAGACGGTCTACCTTGAATAGGATATAAATTCTGCATAACCATCATTGCGCTCGCACCCATTCGTTGCGCCATCTCGATGGCGATTAAACAGTTGGACGGATTCTTCTGGTATATAGCCGGAACGATTGTGGATTCAGCCAGTGCCTTTGCCATCTGCATAGCCATAATGAAGTTATCGCTTGTTCCGAAAATTCCAAGACTATAATCGGTTACTCTCTTTGTTGACTGCTGCACAACCTGCTTTCCACTCTCTACAATTGCTGTATCTGCCATTATTCCTTGCCCTCCTTGACTTCCTTAACCTTGATATGTATCTTGTTCAATAACTCACTCAATTCCTCAAATGATTTAAGTGTAAAACTGCCAAACATCACGAGTGCGACAGCGTCTTTTGCTAAATCACCTGAAAAATATGATACTTTGCCTTGTACCACTTTAAACTTCAACCCTATTGGGAAAAGCTTGTCATCACCTTTTACAACTTCTACTGTGCCATTGTAAGGAACTAGCTGTTTTTCCTCTTCCTGCTCCGGCTCTGTGTCCTCTGCACTGTCTGTGTCATTATTCTTGTCAGCCTTTAATACATCTAGTAATTCCTGCGCAGCGTCTCTGAGTGCTTCCAAAAAACTAAGGTCATCTCTACTTTTGAAAAGTCCCAATCCTATTTCTTTGGCTTGATTGTCTTTAATAGCAATCATTCCTATACGTTCTCCAGCACATATCTCAAATCTCTCACTCATAATTATTCTCCTTGTTCAATTTTATTATTTTCTGGCGCTCTTTTGATCGTCTTGATATTGCTTCTTCCATAGGCTTCTATCCATGAAAGGTCTACCGGCTCATCTACCACTGTGACTTTTGTGCCGTTTGGAGTTACTGCTTCGTCTCCAGGCTTTAAATCTTCCTCTGTCGCAAAACAATAACTTCTTTTGCTGCCCTCATATCGGGCTTTTACATAATTACTCATTAGCTTTCTCCTTTTAATGCGAAGATTGATGAGGAAAAGATACAAACCGGGCGGACACCGCAGCTGCCGTAGCAACCATAGATGTCGACGTAGCCAGACGAAAGAACAACGGCAGTCCACATATAATATTCGTTGCACGGCGTACTCCATGGAGTAAGTAACCACCAGCAATACCCTTCGTTTGGGATCAGGCTTCTGTATTTTCTGTACTCGTCAAGAGTAAGCAGCGAAACCTTGTCTTTACATGCTCTGTATTGATTCTGTCCATCAACAGACAGTAAATCCCTCTCAAACCCAATAACATTCTCCTCTCCAATTTCATTTTCTATTTTTTCAAGGAGATCACTATTCAGATGCTGACGTAGTTCACTGATTCTCCAGTCATTTATGTCTGGATCAAATCTCATCAACTCTGATTTTTCTGCAAGGCACATACAGCCTGAATCAAGAACATCAAGGATTTTCCATTTTAGCCCTGCAAGTTCGAACTGATTGCCTGCTTTAGGCTCAACATCAATTTTTCTTTTTGAATTACCTTCTAAAATGTTTACTCTTTTCTTTAGATCATTGAACTGCTTTTGCAGTTCTTCTAATGTTAATTCAGCCATTTATTTTCCCTTCGATACAAAGATGTCAGATTTCAAGATAAAAGCCGGGCGAACACCGAGGCTGTCGCAGCAAATGTCGTAGTAGAAGTAGCCGGACGGAAGAACAACGGCAATTGAGCGATTACATTCACGGTTTGGACCAGTCCATGCTGTACAAGTCCACCACCAATCATCCAAATCCTTATTAACAATCAAATCGTTATACTGTCGAGCCTCATCAAAAGTGAGCGGGCGAACTTTGCATGTTAACTCTCCGTAGTCGTCTTGTCCATCTACCGTTGTTAAACTTACGGTGTGTTCTACTAGGTTCTCGGCTCCTACTTCATTTTCAATAGTTGGCTGGATTTTAGCTTCGATGTATTTTCTAAGTCCAGATGTTTTGTAATCCGCTGTATCATCTGCAAATTTTCTGTCTTCTGCTATAAAATCCTTCGAGATAACCTTGGTTTTTCCTTCGTGCTGTTCAAGGACAATATAATCATTCTTTCCAATACAAAATGTTTCTCCAGCTTTTAAGCTAGCCAATTCAACCTTGTTACTCTGCTCTCTTTCTTCAAGCATTTTTACCAATGCTCTTGCAGCTTCAAGTTCTTTGCTCATGTCTGTCTCCTTTCTTATAGTCGTGGTGACTTAACTAAATCACGCACAACTCTATATTTTGAAATGTTTTCTCCATCTTTCTCAACAAAGTAGAACGCTCCATCATTCGGCTCTCTGAAACCGCTATAGTATTTTGCATTTACTACTGCTGCATCCTGCTCTTTTGAGTGGCTGCACCATCCGCGGATTTCTGCGCCGAGGTAACTTTCTCCGCTGTTCACTACAACCATTCACTTTCTCCTTTCTTTTCTTCTCTGGTGGATTGTAACAGTCTATGAACTCGTGTAAGTCATATAAGCTGCATCCTCTAAATTTCAATGTTTCATTTTGTTTCCATAAGCGTTCTGCTCTCACGCCAAATTCATCTGAAAAGCTCTGGATCAACCCTTTCATGGCTTTCTGCCTAGCTCTTTTAATTTCTGTTGCCGTCCTTCCAGTCCTTGGCGCTATTGCATCCACTCTTCTGTAGATATGCCCAATCAGTTCTAACCGCTGCTCCTCTGTTAACTTCATAGGCTTATTGTAACTGGCGATAAATCGCCTGAATGATCTTGGCATCATACAATGCATTGTGTTTTACCCCTTTGGGAAGTGGCTTTCCCAGCTTTGTTAAAAGTTCTTCACGTGACAAATCGAAAGCTTCCTTGTCAGAAATCCTTAACACCCTTGCAATATCCTGATTGATGTCATGGCAACTTGCCGATATGCAATTAGGAAGCTCCAGTGCAGAACTTGCCAGAAGATCAACCAGTAAAACAAAATCGTAATGAGATACATCTGACACGAACTGAATATCACTCTCAAAATGTTTAAGCCATTCAAGAAGTGATTCTCGTACCTCATATTTGCTACCAACCACAAATACGGTGTTTTCCTTGTCTAGTAACTCTGCAAGCTCCTTATTCTCGCCCTTTACCACTGTATTTGATAATACGTTTTCCTCAATCCAAGGTGTGATCTGATAATCTGCGAAGTCATTAAATTCTGCGTAAAAAGATTCACCACTTGCAGATACAATCCCGATACTTATTAGGGTTGTGTCTTTATGCAATCCTGTAAGCTCTGCATTAAAGTACAGATTTATCATTTTCTTTCGCTCCTTCCTTTTCTTTATATTCCTCTGCCTGCTCCATTCCAATAATGTAGGCAAGCTGTTCTTCTGTTAAACATGGAAGCAGCCGTGTTGCTGTTTCAAGCAATTGCTTTTTGCTTTCCCCATGGTAAATAAAAATTGTTGATCACTCTCCTTCTTCATTATCTTCAATGCTGCTTGGATTCAGCATTATCATTAACAGCTTCTTCCAAGCAAATGATGTGTTTACTACATATCCCTTTGCAGTTTGATACTGCATATGTACCACATGTGGGTACTTCGCTTTAATTACCGCGTTGACCGTTACCAGTGTTCCATCTGGCGTTTTTACATTCAGCACAACAGTGTCGCCCTGCTTTGCTGTTTCTTTCAGCAGCTCCGTGTCTCTGCTCATTTCTCCACTCAAATGCGGCAATATTTCTCTTAGATTCATACATTTCCTTTCTATATGGCTCAGGCATTCTAGCCCAAGCCACGATTTCATAGCCAGAATCTTCAAATCCGCCATCTGGCAAATTCGCCTGGCAAGCTTCTTTCGAAACCCACCATCTAAATCTGTTCTTTGGGTCTGGTCCCCAATAATACTCATGGGTAAGTCTAGTCTCGCCCCATCTAATTGTACACAGCAGATAGCCTGCGGTCTTATCTGGCATCTTTTTAGTCATCCAGAACATCTTTTATCACCTCTCTTAATTTATATTTGCAACATTTTTTGTTCACGATGTTGTGACCGTGTTTTCGATCCAGCCAAGCAAATAGTTGTTCTGGATACTAGAGCAGCTATTTGTCACTTCACTCAACTTCTTCAAAGTGCGCTTTTTCTGTTCTGTCAAAAAACGGTATGTTGTTGTCTTAGACTTTTCCTTTTTATCTGTCATCACGCCTGCACCTCCTTTCTGCATGTTTCCATTCTTTCAACGTAGCTAATCATGTCAGCAAAGCTTTCTGCTCTGTACAAGATTGCTCTGTTTGTGTCAGCAAGTAGTGTGTATGCACTATCAAACTGGAATATGTAATACTTATGCATTCCTTCGTAGTACATGCAATCTTTAAGTACTACAAACTTGTTGATATCAAGCATTGTTTGTTCCTTTCTTTCTTATGTAACTTCTGCTATCATTTCTGCCTTCATCTTGGCGAACTTGTTGATAAAATGGATTTGCCCTTTACCAGTTACAAGTGTTGTTCTTGTGATTCTGACGCTTCCGTCCGGATTCACAACGGTACGCTCCTTAACTTCAAAGAGTTTCTGTTCCATCGCCTTCTGTGTCGGCATGTTTTTACTACCGCCACATTTAATTAGGTAGTCGTTTTGACGCATCCACTCAAAGAGTCTGTTTTGCCCGATCTCGTGGCCATTCTGGCAAATCAGTTTTGCCATGTCTCCAATTAGGATCGAGGTCCTGCTAGACTCCACTGCATCTGCAAAGATTTCTTTAGGCTTCATGCGCTCTGTGTCTGCAATTAGTACCTTATTATCTGCCTTGAGCTTATCAATCTCGTTATTGGCAATCTTTAAGGCTCGTGCCATCACCTGTTCTGGTGTATTCCATGCCTTTTCGAGATCAATGAAGTACTGGCGGTACTGCTTGCCCTTGTCGGTACGCTGAATCATACAAATTTGCTTCGCCATGTCGATGGAGATTTTGTAGTCCATGAATGTTGTCTCATTGCCTTGAGCTGTTACTCTTTTTTGAGTAATAGCTTGATAGTCCACATTTTCAGCGAAACCATATTCGCACATACGCTTGTACCAATCGTTGAATCTTGTATTGATCTCAAGTCCCTCATGCAGTTGTCTTGCCGAAACTGTAGGAACTTCGGAATCGTAATTGATTCTGATTAAGTCCATTGCATCATCTCCTTACTATTACTAAGTGATTATGTTATATCACTCAGTAATACATTTGTCAAGTACTTAGTGATAATTTTTTTATTTTTTTATTGACTCAGTGATATTTGTGTTGTATAATTTGTATTGAAAGGAGGTGAACACAATGAACGAAAGAATAAAAGAGATTCGAGAATATTATTCCCTTAGCCAAAAAGAATTTGGAGAAAGGATTGAGTTGAAGCAAAATTCAGTTGCCGTAGTAGAACGCGGAAAACGAAATTTGTCAGAGCGATCTATAAACTTGATTTGCAAAGAATTTTCTATCAACAAAACTTGGCTCCTTACCGGAGAAGGTGATATGTTCAAGGGTCTTACACCATCAGAAGAGATTGAGTCATTTCTTAGCACACTTGCAATAGCAGGCGATGAAAATTTCAAAAAACGTCTAATCCTTTATCTTGCGCAAATGAAGGATTCAGACTGGGAAGCATTAGAACATGTGCTTGATACTCTTCTCGCTGGAAAAGACATCATCTTTCCTCCGGAGCCGAAAAGTGAGCAGTAATCCTAAGTGAGACAAACAATGGACACCCATTTCTGGGTGTCCATTGTTTATGATAATTTTATAATTGACATGCTTCTTGAATGATTGTATAATTCTTTTATAAAATTATTTTGTTTTAACAAAGGAGGAGGGCAAATTCATGATTAAATTAAAAACAACATTAGCCGCATTCTTTAGTTTTTCAGTTGCAACATCTGCTGTTGCATTCGGTATGCCTACATATACGAATGATTACGGTAAAGGAACTGCAGAAGTCCAATACAAGGATTTTAAACTTTTACTCCCTAAAAACTGGACAGAAGTTGACACTGAAGATGATGATTCTCTCATGTTTGCAATTATGAATGATAACGATATCGCTGAAGGATATGTTGGATTATTTTCAGAAGAGTTTGAAGATCTGGAAGATTTTTGTGATTATCCAGTTTCAGTATTAGAATCTATGCTTTCTGATACTTTTCTTTGGTCAAATCCTTGTAAATTTGAAGAGTATCCAATATTATCAGATACAGAACATGGCTATTTCGCTGCATCCGAGCAAGATATAAGTGGTGATTCAGTCAAAAGTTATGCTTTATCTTTTAGTTACAGCAAAAAAATATATTGTTTTTTCGTAAACATATATTCTGATGTTGATTCAGATTATTCGTTCGACATTGCTCACGTTTTTAATTCTATTTGCTATAATGACAACGTTAGCGCTGATGAAACCACAGCAACAGAATCTGAAAATCTTGAGGATATCGGTTATGGTCCCGGACAATACAAGGTTGGAACCGATTTACCAAGTGGAGAATATTACGTTTTAGCTCTTTATGATGGAATACCTGGTTATTTTTCTGTAACATCCGATGCGAATGGTGACAATATTATTCTTAATGACATTTTCGATGTTAATTCCATTGTTTCTGTTAACGATGGAGAATATTTGTCTTTGGATGATGCTACTGCTATCCCATCATCATTGTTTGAAACTGAATATACAATAAATTATCAAGATTTTACATCTGGAATGCTCAAAGTTGGACATGATATTCAGCCGGGAGAATATAAATTAACTGCTTCTGGTGATTCTTCTGCTTACTGGTCTATTTATTCAAATGCAAGACATGATATTGTATCTAACGATTATTTTGATGGAAGCAGTTATGTCACATTGTCTGATGGTCAATACTTCAATTATGAAGATTGTACTATTAGCCAATAATAAAAATCAAAGAGGCCCCCATAATTGTGATATGGAGGCCTTTTTTCATTCTCTCTTTAAGACGTAGTAAACAACTCTCAATGTTGACAGCCTATCTTCTGTTTTTAACTTTTCTTTTATCTTCTTCATGTAATACCGTTTCATTGCTTCTTCAACATCCGCATCAATATCCTTTTCAGTTCTGCTTTCTGCCATTCATTGCCCTCTCTTTCCTCTATTCTCTTGTCATTGCCTGTGCGATCAGCTCACAGCGATATTCCTTTACGTCATCTCTATCTGTTAACTGATACAAAAAATCAAGCAATTCCATTTCGTTACGTTTTCCTTCTGGAATGAACGTGGATATATATGTAATCGCTCTTTTTACATATTCATTGCCTTTTAATTCCACGATGCTATCTAAAAAACGTCTAACCACATCACACATATAATCACCTTTCCTTTGCAATTGCATTTGCAGAAATTTCATATGCAACTTTAACTGTTTCTGTTTCATGCTCTCTTTTGATGTAAGTTCTGCTCTGGATTCTTCCAGACAGTCTAATTTTGTCCCCAACCTTTAAATTTGATGCCTTTCGGGCAAGCTGATTCCAAGCAATACAATGCAAATAATCGCTCTTGCCATATGGACGATTTACAGCAACTATAAGCTCACATAACTCCTTTTTTAATGGCGTTGTGCGATATATCGGTTTGCTGCATAAATACCCAGTCAATGCAATTTGGTTTCGATATTCCCCACTTTCTACTTTGATTTCACGGACCAGAAAGTACTGCTGTACATGCCTTTTGCCGTCACTGGTGTAATAATTCTTGCTTCGCCATTCTCCAATCACTGTCACTTCATCCTGACGCTTCAAAGCCCCGATTCTATCCTTTGCAACAGCGATTGGTATTTCATCCTTTACTCCACTCAGGCGGCTTGTCTCGATGGTGTTTGAACAAAAATCACTTTCCAAGCAGTCTAATGTTGTAAAATTGTCTAGTAATTTACCATGAATAATGGCAAAATTAACCATTGACTCTGTTGCTTTGCAGTTGTAAACTGTCATCATTAGTAGCCTCCTTTCTCTTTTCTGCTATGGTATAGATAATAGCACTGGTGACTACAATTGTATTGACTTTGTTCACATTTTTTTCGGTCAAAGTTTTTTGGCTATTTCTCAGGCTTTTAAACACTAAAAAACTTTGACTTTGCTTTTTGCTTGATGTAGCCAATAAATTATACTTTTTATTTTTGCCAAAGTACAATTTATTGTAAAAATGACATTTTGAACGAATATGAAGGGTGGTTTTTGACATGAGGAATCGAGTAGCTGATACTGAACGACTTATAAAAGTTATAATTTATGTGCGCAAAAATGCAGGATTGTCACAAATGGATTTGGCAAAAGCACTTGGAAAGAGCGTAGGAACAATAAAAAACTGGGAGAATGGTCTTGGTGCGCCAGACTTTCCAGCGCTGCTAGAATGGTTTAACAGATGTGGTGTCGATGCAGAAAAATGTCTTATGGCTATCTATGACCCTAATAAGTATGAACGTATTTATCACCCTAAAAAAGATAGTGAGACACTGTCTGCTCTGCAGGAATACTTAAAGCACGAAGACGCTGAGTATCTGAAACGTCTGTATTACAATGTCTTTTGTGATACTGGGTCTGATTGGCACGCACAACTTGATATGCTTACGGCATTAAACAAATTGCCGCTTGCTGACCGTATAACGTCAGCTCAAGCATATCTCGACAATTTTCTGATTCGGCAGGCACGCGGTGAGGTTAAAGATGCTTTTATAGAGCCTGACTTGAAACATTTAGAAGAATCAATACAGCAAGCAAAGCAATCTGTTTGTGAGAGAAAAGATTCTTATCTTAAGAATTTGAAATGATAGGGTGTTCCCTATCATTTCAGTTGGAATAGTAATAAATTGCAACAGCTTTTTTCCATCCATTTCCACTATCAGATGTCTGAACATAGATATCGCCTTTTCTTCCATTGCTAATTGGCTCTGCTGTTCCAAACGATATAGATGTCTCGTCTAATATACGATATTCTTTTTCACTGCTGTCGTACAACATCAGTGATCCATCTTTTCTGTTTAAGCCAATCCATCCTAGCGTTGTTCCACTTCCACTAAATTTTATGTATGATGCATTTCCAACTCCATTAAGGTCTAGTGCAGTAGTTATTCCTGCGGTTATTCGCAATGATTTTTCAAAAACTTCCAACCTGGCGCTGAAGTCAGTAGTATCTGCGTTCCACTCATGGAAATCCAAATATTTTCCAATCTCCATCACGCCAGTCTGGTCAATCCATGGAATTGCGTTCGAAATATTCTTTGAGGCATCAACTATTTCCATTCCGCTCAATTTTTTTGAGTTTCGGGAATTCTCAACTGTCGTTATTAAATTTTCAAAGTTTCCAACATGCAATATTGCGTTATTGGTTGAGCCGTCGTTGATGTATACATCTTTTTCGCTATTTGACACGCCAGGGAATAACACTATATCATTCGCTGATGTAAGACTTAAGTGTTGTGAACCAGTTAAACGTAAATAGCCTTTTGTTGTTATAGCCATATCTTCATCACCAATGCTTATCATTGCTTTTTGCAGATATAGTTCACCAGATTTCATTCTTGTACCGATCATAACACTTTCTGACGTTGCACTAATTATAAATTCCTCCGTATCTGACGTTGGACTAATTACCTTAAAGGTCTTATTAAAAAATGCATCTAGTCCAGTAATAGTGCCTGTGGTGATACTGGCAGCATCTAAATTGATGATAGAGACCTCTGAGGCATCTATAACGCCTGCTGTTATTTTATCAGCAGACATATCCTTAATTTTCGCATTGGTAATTTGCGCATCACCAATCATTGCGCTTGTTATCCAACCCTGTTGGATATTTGCTTTATCAAGTCTGGCAAATAATATATTTGCATCATTTACCGTGATTGAGCTTGCCTGCAAGTTGGTGATCTTTGCATCTACAGCGTTTAACTGATTGAATGTGGCTTTTTTTGCCGTAATTTCTTGAAGGCTAAGAATATCATCTTTAACTCGTTGCAACGCTATTTCAGATGGACTTTTCACCTCTTTTTCTTCAAAACCATAGGATGCCACTTCTGACAGCAAACCACCATCAAATGTAATGGTGTGCTGCATCACTGGAACATCTATAAGATTATTTTTGGCATCAACTATTGTAACAACATCACCTACGTCAAGCCTTGGATCTCCCATAAATGAAAATGACACTGGATAATAGCTCATATCCTTTATTTTTTTAAGGATTTTATTGAGCCATTCCTGTGTCATTACTGGATTGCTTAAATTTGTATTTATATTTGTTCCTGACTCATAATGATTATTCTCTGTATCACAGCTGATGCCTGAGATTTGGCACATCGTTTCTGATTGTAGCAGATCATCAAAATATCTATTGGTCTTAATCAGATACGTGTGTGATTCTTTTAAAAATTCAATTGTATTATAAATGAACGATAGGTTCTGGTCTTTTAAATAGCTGCCTGCTGTATCACCTATTTTCCCCGAATGGTCAGTTGTTAACGCTTCGTACCATCTAAACGTTACTTTTCCGTTTCTATCGCATGTAGCAAATGTACCATGGAGTTGTGCGATGTATCCAACCACCTGTTGCATCGTAAAACCGTCAAACGGCTCTTTGTATGTTTTCTCTCCCGACTGGTCGTTAACCGTCAATATTTTGTCAATCATCAAGCTATCAGATAATTTGCTTGTGTCAAACTCAACACCTGTCTGTTCACTTATATCAGTCAAAAATTCTTTGCTTTCTACTGGATACTTCACAATTTTACTTTTATATGCTTTAGCTAACTTTGACTCTAGCCTGTCATATGCTGTAAAAGTAAGCAGATTTCGGTCTTTTTTTTGCTCTTTTATTGTAAAATACCCCATTGGTATCCATTCTATAGTGCCATCAGCTGTTGCTCCGATTTCAAGTCTTACTTCCGTACCTTTTACAAAATCTTGCGACTTTGTAAACATAGATACTTCTATTTTGGACGCTGTAGCTCCACCCACATAAAAATAGCTATCAGGAGTTGAAAAATTTGTTTGCACTATCTCTTGGATTCCATCTGATATTCCGTTTAGCCTTGCGTAGAACGTTCTTCCACTGCCTGATATAACTTTATCTAATGCTTCTGATACCTGATACATGACGATTTCCTTTCTCTAGCACGGTATACTCCGTGCTAGATATTTGCTTTATTTTTTATTCTCCGAGGATGTATCTTTTTTCTTCTTCTGTGAGAATCTTCATCCCTTTAATCTTTTCTGCCAACACTTTTCCACTTTTGTACAATCTTTTTAAACTCTCTACCAAACTTCTCATACCAGTACTCCTTCCTCGATCAGCTGCAAGGTATATGCATCTATCATTTCTGTTGCGTATCTTGTCATTTCTTCGCTTGGCTCTGTATCGCCTTCGTAATCAAGATATTGCTCTGGTGCTTGAATAATCTCCTCTTGCGTCAGCTTAAATGTTCTGAATATATTGCCATCATACTCATACATCGTCTCACTGCCGTTTTCTGGATCATCAATCGTAATCTTCTGCTCATCTGTACAAATAACTACATCCATTCCTTTTTCAAGTGGATAGAATGCTGCACTTAACTGTGGCAGTGTAAATCTCATCTTTTCCATAATTGTTTACTCTCCTCTCATGAGTGGATACAATTTCTTTACATCTCTTTATATCTTCTGAGACATGATACTTTTGTTGAAAACGTTGTGTGTTTGAATGTTTAATAGCTCCATAACGCCCGATATAGCTTTTAGCCAATGACAGCGGCACTTCTTTCTTTTGGTGGACTCTTTTTCTTACCTTCTTTGCAGTCCTTCTAAATCTCAAAAAATTTGATGAGCGTACAGTAAGACTTCTTCTTGATATTTTTCTTCCTAAAATATCAATGTATGTAACACTCAGATCGATGAATTTTGATGTTTCCTTAATTTCTAGCCCTAAAAAATCTGAAACATAACTCGAAAATCTTTTTACCGCCATCTTTAAATCCTTCAAGCTTTTTGAAACGATTAGTATATCGTCCATTTGAAACAAAGCATGAGATACAAGATTGACACGATTAGCAGCTCCATTCCTATGTTTTCTTAATTTGCATACCTGCTCATTAACATAATGGCATGCATATGACATGTAGTAATTCGCAAGATATTGGCTAAGGTATGAACCGATTGATAATCCACCCTCAAATGAATCAATTAAGAAGAAAACGAGATGTATAACATCGTCGTTATCTACATCTCGCCTTAGTAGTTCTTTTAATTTACCTTTAGGTATGGTTTCATAATAATGCCTGATATCTGCTTGCCATCCCCATCTTATATCATGGTTGTCTACCCATTTCTTAATCGCTTTTGCGCCAAATTCGCATCCCTTGTTCTTTAATGCTCCACATTGGTAAAAGTCTATTTTCTTTCGGAATAATTCTTCCATTGCATATACAGCTATATAGTCGTATATCTGTTACTTTACATCTTGTATTCCTATCTTTCTAACCTTTCCGTTACACTTATCAACTTGGTATCTGTAACGAATTAGCTTTACAATATATTTCTTTTCGATAATTTCTTGTTGTATACCGTCTATAACAGTATTGATCAATCCTTCCATCATGAAGTGTTCTTTGCAGATCTTTTTTATGATTTCACATGGCAACTTTGAGTACTCTGAGAACATTCTTATAGTGTTCCCTCGGTTCATCTTTCCACTTATGCAATCTCTTACTGCTCGTTCAACCAATATTCTGTTAGTTATATCTATTCTTTTACAACAACGTTTCAAGTATTTTTTTATCCTTTTTTTGTAAATATCGTTTAAATTCCGAGGGACGTTCGGATGTCTACTAGCCCCAACCTATGTCTTTCACATAAGTTATCGGAATGTCCGTCGGCATTCCGATTCCCTTTTTGTTGCCTATTTAAGTGTTGCTTACACAACAACGGAATTACATCCGCGAAATGCCACACTAAGTACCAACGTACTATTTTGTCCCGTCAGACATATAAAAGCAGAGAGCGTAGTTCCAGTTCGCATTCGTCACGTCGTTCCTGAGATTCGCGTAGGAGAATCCGGCATTCGACCTGTTCCTGAGATTGCCGCGCCCGTGTGTGACAAGTCCTATTTTAAAATTATTTCTGTATACTATTTAGAGGGGCAGCCCCCTCTTTTGCTTACGCAAAATTCACCCCTAAAAGGTTCGGAATTAAACGCAGAGAGCGCCGCCCGCGCCCGCAGCCGACACGCCGCTCCAGAGAGCCGCGCAGGAGAATCCGGCATTCGACCCGTTCCAGAGAAGGCCGCGCCTTAGCGCTTCGCGCCAACCTGTTCCATCACCACCATTATATTGTCTGTCGCCAACACCGACCGAATCTCCTGAACCCTTGCTCTTGAACCATATAACACCTGTAGACAAGTCTATATCAATGTCGCCAATCCAAAAATCATCAGTTGTTTCAAGATCTACAGTTGCGATTTTTGTCCAGTTCGTGGCAGTGCTTGACCATGCAGCAGTTCCTCTAACGTAGTAGTCAACTGTTGTTGCTGTAGTCTTGTTCCACAACTCGTTCATTGAGATATAATATACACCAACCATATCTTCAATACCGCCAAGTTTAAATGCATGTTTGCCATCGTTCTTGACATATCCATCCACTCCAAGCACTTTGTCAGTTTGCCCTGCATGCAATGGCATTGATGATATATATGTATCTTCTGTAATTGTCATATTTTGCTTGCCAACATATACTCTACTGTTATCTGTTCCAGATATTGCTTCGATAGCTGTTATTTTGACTTTATCTGCGATATTTCGCATGTATGCCTGTCCACGATCCAGATTGTCTGTGTGACCAGTTGCATCTCCGATGGATACTGTCGTGCCAACATAAAAGCTATTTGCCTGCGCTGTTGGAATTACAACATAGTTAACATTTTCCCCAGTTTGTACAACTTTAGTCTGTATATTAAATCCAGTGCATCCTTGAAAGACTTTCTGACTATTTTTTGTTGCATACTTCATCCATAGCATACACAGCAGATATGCCGTTCGCTCTGATCCAGAGCCATGATATCCTGTTCCTTTCTTCTGCAGCTCAGTATTTCCAGACTGGGCTGAAACAAAGTTATAAATTGCATTTCCAGATGATGAATATAAAATTCCATCAATTTGTCCTGCATAGTATTTTGTCAAAATACCATAACCAAGTTCTTTGCTGCACCATGGTGTAACTGTTGTACACTCCAATTCAGGATGTGGCTTCGTTGCAAAATGCACAATGTAATATGTGTCAAATTTCTGAATGCCCCAATAAGTTAAGGGAACCATAACTCCAACATCTACTTTTCCAATGTCAGAATATCCGTTACCGCCTTTAATTGCCACTGGAGTTTTGTTCTCCTGCTCGTCAATTGTAAAATTGCAATCAATTGTCTGAAAGGCACTATGATTTGCAAAATCATCCTGCCCCTTTACAGTTTCCGTCGAAGGCACAGCTGTTAATCCAACCGATGCATTCAACTTTTCACCGTTTGGGCTGGTACTCGTCTCATAGTAATAAAACTTTGTTGAGAAAACCTCGTCTGTTGCTGTTTGTTCCCAGAAATTCTTCCAATCAAATTTCGAAACATCTGTTACTAGTGTTTTTACTGTTTTTAAAAGATTTAAAATTTCTTGTGATGTTGACTCCATTGCCACATCTACTGCCACTGCTGCCATTTTTTATCCTCACTTTCCATCGTCATACATTACTCTCAGTCCACCACTTTCATTTATACTCAAAGTGATTCCCTGACCATTTGCTTTCTTTGCAAGTTCCTTTGTCAAATCCGCTATATTAGTTTCTTGAGTTTTTGATGCAGCCTTTAATTTTTCCACATCTTCCCATTCTGCAAGATATATTATTTTGTTAGCCATACACCTTCCTCCTCTACTTTTATCCTTGCAGCCAAGCACCCTTTGGCTGAGTCGAAGAAAAATTCTATGCCGGTACCACCAGCCTTTGTTTTTAGCGCTGCGTCCTGCTCTGTATTCTTCTTTTCAACCTTTGCGAATCTATCTCCAACTGCTTTTGCATCGGCTGGCACGTCTGCTTGTGACAATGTGGTATCTGTAGCATCTCTAAAGGATTCTTTTACATTTGATCCATCAACCTGCATTACGCCTTCTGCGCTGTCATACACAAGGAAGGTATCTGTGGATTTTACATCCGTTTTTTTCTTGTATTCCGTCCATAATCCCATAATGATCACCTAGTCTTGTTCATCAAATTTAATGGCTGCGCACTGTTTTTCTGTGTCATAGTACAAAGTTATTCCTTTTCCTGCTACTTTTTTGTCCAATCCATCTCCAACCGCCTTTGCATCTGCAAAAGCACCAGGAACAGTGAGGGTTTTGTCAGTTTCCAACGGATGAGTCTTATGATACTTTTCGACAGCCGCATCAATTTGATCTTCCGTTACAGTTGCGTTCTGAACCTTACGATTTAAAATACCAATGACGTCTTCTGGTTTCATCTTTTACTCCTTAAATCTTATTCCATGCTGCTGTTGACTCTTCAAATTTATAATAATCGCCAGTATCACTTGCCAGAAAAGAGCTGCCTGTTGCAACATACGTAGGAAGCTTGCCTACATCTTTTGCAAGTCCCTCATAACTACGCACATTCCCTTGCGCAGACGTACACACTAATGTACCCATATCTGGCACATCTTGACCTGGTTTATAAAACTGTCCATCTTGTTTCACCATATAATCATATGTCATGCTTTTTTCGCCTCACTTTCCTCAAGCATCATGCTAATTGCTTCAAATTCAAGCTCTGATGCTTCTATGTTTTCAATCAAGCTAATTGGAATTTTGTAAACATCTACGTCAACTTCAATTCCATCCAGTAATTCACCCAACTCTGATTCTAGGTTTTGCTCCATTCCCTTTTTGGGCACAATGTCACCATTTTTCTTTTTATCGCAGTACTTTTCAATCAATTCATTTCTTGATTCTTGAAAAGGAATCGCAGCTTTGTCAAGCATTTCAATATTGTGGTTGATTGCATAAATTGCCTTAATTGGTTTCCTCACACCATTGTTTTTAAACGATAAAAGTCCATTGATTGTTTTTACCAGTGTTCTATTTGACATCTTCATTTTGACACCTCATTTTTCAATAAAATTTGCGGCAACGCCAACATATCTGGGCAGTATATCGGCGTATGAATACACCGGATATGTTGGCGTTCCAACATAAAATTTGCGTGTTTCTGTTTTCCCAGACTTCGGATTTCGGAAAGTGATTGGAAAAAATGGTGGTTCTATTGCAGCAGCAAAAGCTGCTGCTTCTTCATCATCCAAAGGCGCCAGCGTAAGATTTAACTTAATTTTCTTTGCTTTGACGTCACCTTCCATATCGCCAGACGCAACTCGCCCCGTATTGCGGCTCCAGATGATGTTATCTGTTATCGTCAGATCTTTAGCTTTCAGCTCCAATCCACTTATGATTACAGTTTTTACTGGGCCATCCATTACATCGTTTCCCTCCTTTACGTTAAAAGTTGTGCCTTGCCTGTCTGTATGACTCTGCTGTTATTTTCCTTTTTGACAACCTCAAAGATCTTCTTTGCATCGCCCTGGAGAACAACATTAACTGTCACATTTCCATTTCCTCCACCATTTCCACCGTAACGTGCCATAACTGCTTCCATTCCACTCGCTACGGCACTCTGCATTACACTTGCAAGTTGTGACTGGTTTAAGACCTCTGTCCTGCCACCTACATGTCCCACAAGTTCTGGTCCTGCCTCTCCTGCAATAAACATCGAACCTGCATTTACAGTACCACCTGCATATCGTGGAATGGCGCTAAAGCTTGACATGAAGTCTTTTGTAATAACTCCTCCACTGCTAAACTGCGGTATATCGTGCCATCTTCCACCATAAAAAGCTCCACCTTCTGCTTTCTGTGTGAAAATGTTTGCGATGCTTGAAACTATTCCGTGAATACCTTTTAAAATAAGTGATGAACCGGGTTGCTTTTCTACCTGATTAACATAGCCTGTTAATCCGCTGAACCATCGGTTATTTTCTGGAACCCTATTCTGAAAATCAGTCATCCAGCCTGTTAATCCACTAAACCAACGATTGTTCTCTGGAACCCTATTCTGAAAATCAGTCATCCAGCCTGTTAATCCACTAAACCAACGATTGTTCTCTGGAACTCTATTCTGGAAGTCCGTCATCCAACCTGTTAATCCACTAAACCAACGATTGTTCTCTGGAACCCTATTCTGGAAATCTGTCATCCAGCCTGTCAATCCGCTGAACCATCGGTTATTTTCCGGAACCCTATTCTGGAAGTCAGTCATCCAACCTGTCAAACCGCTGAACCAACGATTGTTCTCTGGAACCCTATTCTGGAAATCTGTCATCCAGCCTGTCAATCCGCTGAACCATCGGTTATTTTCCGGAACCCTATTCTGGAAGTCAGTCATCCAACCTGTCAAACCGCTGAACCAACGATTGTTCTCTGGAACCCTATTCTGGAAATCTGTCATCCAGCCTGTCAATCCGCTGAACCATCGGTTATTTTCCGGAACCCTATTCTGGAAGTCAGTCATCCAACCTGTCAAACCGCTGATCACTCTATCGGTAATTGAATCTTGTTTGCTTGTCAAATTTGCTACCAAATCAAGTTTTTTTGCATAGTCTGGAAGTGCATTTTTAGCACTCACAACATTTGCTGATGCACCTTGGATTGTCTTGTCTTTTGGGGTAAGCTCACTGGTATCAAGTGATCCTGCCTTTAAATTCACTTTAAATTCCTTATCGAACATGTCGGTTAAGGTATTGCTGATTCCTAACGTAAAATCATCACGTTTAAGTGTTTCTGTTACATCATCTAACGTATTTTTCAATTCATCTTTTAAAGATTTCCAAACACCTGTGAATTTTATTTTTCCAAGGCTTGTTACAAGCTTTTCAGTATTTGTAGCGGCAGTTTCTGCATTCCCACCATACCTTTGTGAAGCTGCACTGATTCTATCAAGAGTCTCTTCTGCTTCATTTTTTGTGCCTATTAAGTCTATGATATTTTCCGTTTGTTTGGAAAATGGGTCGTCTGCTCTCACCAATGCATTGATCATTCGGCTTTCAGATTCGGTTAATTTGTCTACATCCAATGATCCATCTCGCATCTTTTGGAAAAGATTTTCTAAATCCGTTTGGAATTGATCCCACGTGCCTGGTTTATCATGTGTCCATGCATCGTAAAGTACTTGCTGATTTTTTGCAACTGAGTTGACAAGTTCTGTTACCGCTCCGTTTAACGACAATGCAGCGTCTGAATAAATCTTAGCTGCATCTTGCATAGACTTTTTAAATCCTTCTTGGATGGCCAAATTTTTCTGGCTTTCGATTAAGCTCTTTAATGCACCATCAGTTCCTTCGTAAGCCTCTCCAACCTTTCCAATCAAATTTGCGGCTTGTGGTGCATACTCTACAATTTGATCATAATAGGTCTTAAACAACGACATGTCCGTCTCAGATAGGCTTCCGTTCTTTTTTAACTTTTCATTTAGTTCAAGGAACTTATCAACAATTATGGAAACATTTTCAAATTTTTCAATTTCTTCCTGTTCCATTGCCGGCCATTCGATTTTGAGCTTTGAAAGTGCTTTGTTCAGATTGTCTGCGATAGCTGTATACTTTGTATCGGGTCCACCAAAAACAGCCGCCCAAGCAGTTTCAAACAACCCAAAGAATGTATTTGCAACTACATTTGCTGAGGTCTTTAAAATGCCCATCCAGTTTATCCCTTTGATAAAATTGTTGATGTCAATTCCTAGACTGCGCCAATTAAATGTTGCTGCAAACTCATTAATTGTAGATAGTGCACCTTTAAACGCTTGACCCAGTGCTTTTCCTGCTTGACTAAAATCAGTATTTGCCAAAAAAGTATTTGCAGAACTTGCAAGTTCTGAGCCTATTCTTTTCCAATCAACCGTTACCGAGAAAGTCAGCAATGATGAAGTTGCTGTATTCATTCCATCGGATAGCATTGTGCCGATTGCTTGCCAATCTACCTTGTAAAATATGCTGTTGATTCCGTTTGAAAAATTTCTGGATATCGAATTAAAATCAATTCCTTCTATTCCTGTTGTTAGCGCAGATGTGATTCCATTGATTCCAACTGCAATAGTTTGTCCAGTTTTTGTGTAGTCTCTATCTGCAAAAATGCTATTGATTGTACTTGCAAGTGCATTACCTGCTTCCTGCCACCCTGTAGTGCCGCTAAAATTGATTTTAGACATATCTACTACAAATCCATCAAGGAACCCCCACAAAGCCTTGTATTTGGCATTTATGGTCTTTCCAAGACCGTCCCAATCAATAGTAGCTATTGCACTTCTAAGTCCGCCTGACATAAATTCGCCAAGTGATGTCCAGTGAGTTGTGTCAATAAAGGTATTGATTGCACCTACAGCTGTATTGACTGCTTCTCCAAGTGTTCTTCCGACGCTCTTATCAAGGCCTTCCGTCTCAAAGAAACCGTTTATGAACGTTCCTGTGACTTTGGCAATTTTGTTTGCCTGCTCCTTGATTGGCTCCCAGTCAATGGAATCAAGTGCATCACGGAGTTTTGCTCCAACGATTTTACCGATGTCAGTAAAATCGGATTTCGCCCAAGCGTCCTTTACAAGGTCCGCAAAGTTCGATACTGCTCCTGGTATATCCTTTTTTGTAAAAAGTATAGGATCTTCCGTTCCTGAGCCGTTTCCAGAACCACTTCCACTTCCTGAACCGCTGTTAGCTGCGTTATCGAGATCTTCCGAAAATTTTTCGATTTCATCAAATCCCATTAACTCATGCTTTAGCTCATCGGTCTTATCCTTTAACTTATCGGTTGCGTCGCTTGCTGCATCACCTGCAGATGCTGTGCCGTTTAAACTGTCGCGATAGTCCTTGATGTTTTTTACAGCGACCGTATATGATGTTTGCCCTGTTATTGATGCTATAAAAGCACCTACAGCATTGATTCCTGCAACTGCATAATCTACAATTTGGTCGATAATTGGTCCAACGATATTTAATATTGGTTCAAATGCCGCAGCTACGCTATTTCCAACATACGACATGTCAGATGTCAATAGTGACAAACTTTTGTTCGCCCTATCACTAAACATAACAAGGTTGTTGATTCCATCCTTAATTCCTGATCGTAGTTTGTTAAACAGCACATACAAAGATCTGATTCCAAAACCGTAGCGCAACACAGTTGTGATTCCATGCTTTAATTTCTTGTTAAAGTCTCCGAGACTGGCTGAGGACTGGCTGAACGGACTCTTTAACCCAGATAATGCGTTTTTGCTTGAACCAAAATTCAAAAACTCCCATGACAATTTTGCAAAGTTTTTTGTGAACGACAATATCTGCTTGTTTACTTTCGCTGCAAAAGATCCTATTTTGCCAATTGCACCTGCAACAGATATCGCTTTTCCTACAAATCCACCCATAATGCCTGCCAAATCACTTATATCTGATTTTAACTGGGATAGGCTAAGTGGCAATTTTTGCATGTTTCGGTTCAATCTGTTGATATCATCTGGCATGTCTCTAAATATTGGTGGTTCTTGCGCAGCAGCAGCCAAGGCATCTTTAAATGTCTCTTCTGTTCTGATTACTTTTGATACATCTTCATTGTATTGTCTTAATTGATTTGAAGCGTTGCTTGTTTCCCTCGCAGTTTGACTCATTGTATTTGACAAGCCGTTACCACGAAGTTCTTCTGGAAAACTGCTTGGCGGATACTCTTGCCATTCACTTTTTGGCTGTCTAAGCGTTATACCTTTTTGAGCTGCAATAGTTGATAAATCATTCGCATAAGCTATCGCTTGCGACAAGTCATCAACCATCTGTGATACACCATCAGTATCAAGAGTTCTCAATGCTTCTTGCATATTTTCCTTTAAGTGCACTATCTCTTTTGAAATTCCCACAAATTCAGTTTGAAGTTCTTCAACACTCTTGGGAACGTAAAATCCACCTAAAAATTTTTGACTTTCTTCCCTTGCTTGCTGTATCAGTTTTTCATAATCTTCTAACCACGGCACGCTCTCTGGTGCAACAGCTTTATTTGCTGCATTTTGAATGATGGTCTTTTCTGTATCTGATAGTCCAGTATACTTTTTTCCGATTATTGTTTTTAAACTTTCTCTATTCAGCTTTGCAATTCCGGAAAAGTCAATATTTTTCAAAGAAGCTAGTTCGCCCAAGCCAAGTTCCTTAAGTCCTTTGAATGCTCCTGCCAGGCCTTTTCCATCTCCTACAGCACTCGTAACGGATTCGATAGTTGATCTTAAATTGATAAGGTCTTTCATTTCACTGTTCACAACATCGGTTACAGTTTGTTGCTCTTTTTCAAATGCTCTGGTCTTCTGCCCGATGGCGCTTGTAACTTCTTTTACGCTTTCTGTTTCGTTGTTTTCTGATAGTTTTTTGCCACCATAAACATCGTTTTCAGTGAGTCCATACTTCTCGCTAAGGTTAGGTATGTCTTTTGCAGCAAACTTTGACAGTTCGGATTCAATTTCCTGTACTGGAATCAAACCATTTTTAATAACATCCTGTGATGTCATCACAGCTTCCTTACGTATATCTCTTAAGCGCTCTACTACATCCCTAAATAGATCTGTTGCGTTTTTTGTAGTATCAAATGTGGTATTTATTGACTTGTTCATATCGTCTATGAACGTTACAAAATCTGTACCACTATTTGTTGTAGAAAAATTCTTTCCAAGTACACTTCGCAGATTTGCAAATTCTCTATCTGTACTTAAATCGTTCTTTACGCCAATCGGAATTTTTATGTTTTGAGCTTTTTTGATATAGTTATCAAAGGCCTTTTCAACACCGTCTAGCTGTCTGATTTCCTTAACGTTCTGTGCGATGGTATTTTTTACGCTTTCCATCGCACTTTCCACGTTCTCCATGGCTCTTTTCCATGTGTCCTCGGAAAAGATTGAACCCTTCTTTTCGTTAAGTTGCAAGTTGTTAAGCTTAATAGATGCTTCTGCAAGTTCTCTTACAGATTTTTCAACCGCTGCAATTCCTGCCTTATTGGTTATTCCTGTCAACTTTGTCAGTCTTTGCGTTAACCCGTTTACAGACGTTGAATAATGATCAATTCCGCTTTTGTTGTCGCCCAATCCAGTTAGGGATTGTTTCAATGCCTCAATATCGGATATAGCCTCTTTTATATTTGTTTTAGCCTCAATCCGTATTGAATCAATATTTACCTCACTCATTTTATCCCTCCTCCCTTAGATCGGGCTCTCTGGCAAGCCTTGCTTTTCAAGCTGCCTGATTCTTTGCTTCATCTCGTACACTGCGATTTCTTCGTTGGATTCTGCATTACAGTTTTCGCTTTTCTTTGCCTCCTGTTGCAGGAAAGGCATATCTGGATATTCAAACGGCGGTGTATGCTTACCTTTGAACCATTGACTATTGCCCAGCGTTGACAAAATAGACATTCTCACGTACTTTCCTAGCATGTGGTTTTGTATGTCGACTTGCTGTTGATGCAGCTTGTAAGCAAGCTCATATGGTTTTAACTCACACGGGCACATATTGCCTATTTTTTCAGCAGTAAAGCCGTATTGTTGCGTAACACACAAAAAATACGGAAGCAGCTTTTCATCGTAATAATCAATTGGATCTATTACTCTGTTTTTTGCTCTTTCGCTTCTTTCTCCGCTTTCATCCGCAGAACTTCCTTTTTGAAAAAACCATTCTGCATCACCTCTTTTAGCAGCTCTTCAAACAGCTCCCTAATACTTGAGTCTTCTTGATCGGTATACTCATCAATCAATTCACATACCTTTGCTGTTGCCTCTTCCTTGCCTTTATTTGTGTTGTAATCATACCCAAACTCATCCTTATGTCTTTTTTGCAGCCCTACCAGTAAAAACTCCGGAAGCATATTAAGTATCATTTCAATCTCATCAACAAAATCATCACTGGACTGCTGAACTTCATCATCGCTGGACTGCTGAATTTCTTTAATCTTCTTTAAAATTCCGCTCTTTGTAGTTGCTTCGATTCCAAACTTAATTTCGTAATTCATAAATTTCATAATTCATTCTCCTTTAAACAAAAAACGGGAAGCTCACGCTTCCCGAATATAGTTGTTACATTTCTTTCTTTGCCAGTGTAATTGATGTTGGATAACCATTCTCATCTTCTGTTACAGATACGGTATAACTATCCTCAATCCATCTTGGATTGGTTACTGTAGCAATTGTTACTGTTCCTGTAAGATGATCTTCTGTCGCTTCATCTGGTGCAAAAGACTCTGTTCCTATAAACGCTGTAATTCCTTCTGAGCCTTTTCCATCTGTTCCGTAGAGAATACAGATATCTAATTGCTTTCCCTCATTTTTAACAAGTTCGTCCTTATATTTTTTTTCAAAAGCACCTGGTACTTCCATTGACGCAGCTGCTCTTCTTCCCTGCTCCTGAGTCTCCATCAAGTCTTCCAAGGTTGATGTATCAACCATGTTAACACTGCCAATAGGTGATGGAATTGACTTTGCCCTAATCAAGAGCTTATATTCACCTGCCCAGTAATCGGCTGCGCTATCTTCCTTTGTTTTCTCTCTGTAAATAATCCTACTTTTTAAGCCTGTTGCCATTTTGTATTCCTCCTACTAAAAAAGCCCCATCTTGCCGATGGAGCTTAAAAAATATCATTCCAATCAAATGTTCTTTCAAAACGTGCTACATAACGATATATTGGTGATTGATTGTCTGCGTATGGTGACATCTTTACATCGAACATAAGCTTTTTTAGACAGTCCATAATTTCTGCCATTATAGTTCTACAGTCTAGCTGTGATGTGTTGCTATACACTTCAATTTGGAATCCTGCCACTATAGTATTGATTCTTGTGCGTTCCAGATCGGAGTTTGCTTCGCTTCCACCCAACTCATGGACGTACACGCAGGGAAAATTACGCTGCGAATCATTGCTTATATTTGAGGTGGTGTACATTATTTGTGGATATCTTTTCTTTAGCTTGTTGTATGTCTTGCCTTTCACAAGGGATAATACCTTGCTCTCAAGGTCGATGACCCATTGATTCTGAGCCACTATCCAAACACCTCCCTTGCAATTCTTTCAATATCATGTCTCATTTGTGTTGAGGCATGATACATGAATGGTCTTGATGGCATACCTTCTGTGAAGTACCACTTTCCATCTCCGCCCAGATAATACCAGCCATATCTACCGTCTGCCGTTTTTCTAATTGTTTTTCCTTGCGCATAAATAGCCGGGAGCTTGCCCGGATATGGAGTAGTAGCGCCTATAATTCCTGTTCCCATTTCTACATAGATAGCATGTTCTGAATCAGCTTCTACCGCAAAGATAACTCGCTCTGCGTTGCTCTCTATCTCGGTTGAGTGAATGCTATTTACAAGTTCACCAGTAAATACTGCATCCATCGTCAAGACTTCTTCTGTTGCTTTTTTAACTCCGTAATCAGTAAGCTTCTTCATGAAAAGCTCTACTCGCGTTTGGAACGTTTTCTGGTAACGTTCCAACATCCTTATGGCTTCATCTACTCCGCTCACCTTTATTTCCAAAGCCTTTGCCATTAGTTTTTTTCCACGCTTTGCTGCAACACCTGCAGATAGTAAGACGTTTCATTCAGTGCTTCATTCATGATTCCACTCACTTGATAGTCAGCAGAATTTTCATCTGGTGATCCGTTTGGTTTCGTTTTAATTTCTGAATGCAGCCAAATTCTTGCTCCAAACGGCAAGTTAAGTTCGTTTCCGCCAGAGTCTTTTGCATGTTTAGCTAAGATGAGCGTAGCATAATTGTTTGTGCTGTCGCTTCCCCATGCTCGCATGATAGCGTTTTTTAGCTGTGATGTGATTGTTCCCCAAAACTTCACAGGATTGCTATAAAGCACTTCCATTTCACCGCTTTCTTTCGGGATTTTTTTGCCTTCATCATCGGTATAAAAATATACCTCCCCATCAGCTCCAACGTAACTCTCGTACTGAATGTCACCATTTTCGTCTCTCAGATATCCAGGCACTTTTCCGACTTGGTACGAATACCACATCTGTTGGCGATTTCTTCTACTTGTCCGCGCCATTTTTTAACTGCTTGTATACCTGATTGACGCCAGTGCTAGACAAACCTGATACAATGCCGACAGCAATTGCATTCAGAATATCCTGCGCTGGGAAGTCTGGTATAACATACATTCCTAAAACTCCCAAAACGCCGCCAAAAGTGCCCACAATGACCGGAATGTAATTATCCTTGACTGCTGGAATCGTCTTTGCTGCAAGCCCAATCAAATAGCAAATAACTACAATTGCAATCACGGTAGTCATGCTCGATATATCCATTTTATTTACCTCCTCCACTCTTGATGTGCAACTCTTTGATCTCTTCATACATCTTTTTAACCATGCCGTTTCCGCCTAAATCATGATAGGCTTCATACATTTCCTCGAAGTTCTGATAAGCATAGGATGGTATCTCCCCTAGCCGCATGTATTTCGTGTGATACTCGATCAGTTGCACACGCAATAACAGCATGGTTCCTCTCTCATTCGCGTTCTTGTCTTTCTTCTGTTGCTGCAGAAGCCAAACAATGTATCCTAAAGCAATCGGAAGGATGATTGTGTATGTTTGTAATAAAAACTCTTGCATCTTTATATCTCCTGCTTATATTTTTGCATATTGCCCACCGCCACTTTAATATGCACCCTGCCAATGTATTCACAAGCATTGCAAACACACTGGCGAACATCCTTCTTAGACTGTTGCTAACGGTATTATTCCAGCAAACAAAGTGTTTCTATCCACCATTGTTCGCTGAATGGAATCCTCACTGTGCTGACTCTCACCCTCAAAGCCAATCGAGTTATAATCGTACAAAGCCAAATTGCGAATCTGGCTATAGTACCTGTCTAAATCTTGTGCAATCATTCCGTCCGTATATCCAAGTGGATATCTTCTTTTGTCTCGGACCTCTCTAATTGCACTTTTGATTTTTTGCTTGAGTAACGGTTCCGAAAAGCTGCCGCCTTCTTCATCATTTGAAAGTTCAACTTGCAAATCAAAAAAAAGCTCGTCTGCAAGGTTGTCTGTATAACTCATACTTTCTCACCTCCATCAAACAGCTTTTGGTTTCTTGCCTCTTCGCTTTGGTTCATCATCAACTTGCAACTCTGGAATTTCGATTTTCTCTTCCATCGGGACATCAATCTCTGGGGCATCGTTTTTCTCTTCCATTGGGACGTCTTCACCAGCTGCATAGTAGACTCCGTTAAGCTTGATCATGTGATCAAATTTCATTACTTGACGTCAAGTACAAATGTGCTGTCGATGCCCTCATATGATGGAAGCACAATCTGTGATACGCTGGTTGTAGTCTTAATAGGTGGTCCCTGCTCAGTTTTTGTTGCAATTGCAATGCGGTTGTCAAGCATGGCAACATCCACATTTTTATTCGACATCAATGTACGCTCTTCTGGTGTCACACCATAATATGTTGATCCCAGTGTTCCTGCACCGATTATGGTTACTTTGTCATCCGGATAGAACTTTTGAGTCTTTCCCTTGTAGTCAATGTACATCTTGTCATAAATAATAGGTGTCAGGCCTGTCTTTCGCGTAAAGATCTCCTTAACGGTTGCTTCATCGGTAAAATCAACCGTCTTGCCAGAAGAAGTAATTAAAGCGTTCTTGATCTGCTCGTTTTCAACGAGATAGTCAAATGTAGTGCTGTTCATCATCGCATAGCGAGGAAGTACTCCGATTGACTTTAAATATTTAGTACCCTGCTGAACGTCTTTTAATGGCTTCGCTGTGTCAGGATGATCCCAAGTATCAGTGCCTTCGATTTTCAAATAATGCTTTTGCTTATATGTTCCATCGCTATCGTAATCGTAGCCATAAACCATATTGTCACTCTCTGGTTCCCCGGTTCCTATTGCAATAGATGGCTTTCCGTCCTTTGGCGCAAGTAGTGCCATTCGCATTACTTCGGCAGCGATTTCTGCACCGTCAATAAGCCTTGCAGCATCATTGTAAATTGATGATATAATGTCTCCAATGAATGGGCTATTAGCGTCTTCTATCTCCATGAGTCGCATTAAATCTTCCTCTCGTACAGTCATGCTCTCACGGAAAAAGATCATCTCTGTAGACTCCTGCTTGAATCCCTCACGGACTCTGATCATCGGAATTGCATCAAAATTGCTTGGCTTTAAGATGGCATTTAAGCCTTTGTGTGTCTTAATCCATTTTAACGACAAGCCCAGCTTCTTTCTGTTTGGGAAAAAAGCCTTTCCGACAAAGCCCATGGCATTACTCGGATCTTGTGTGCGTCTTGCGGCAACTGCCTGTGAATCATAAATATCTGTAATTAAAACTGCCATTGCTCCTCCTTTTTACTCAACCACGATCATAGGCAGGATCTTAGTTAAGTCTGCATCATAAGTGATTCCTGCATTCTGTTCTGCTCTTGACTTGTTAATGTATGCCTTTTTGAGAATCGTTCCTTGCGGTCGATGCTCATACACATCAAAAAGTAAGATTCCAGCTCCGCCTGTCCATGGTGTTGCTGCAACCACTGTTCCTGTTCCACTAATTACGCTTCCTGCTTTTACAACCTTCTCTCCGGTATCGCTATCAGTAGTGCTGACATCTGTAAAATCAATAGTCATTGGCACTCCTTCGAACACCTCTCTGTTTAAGATCTCTGCACCGGATGGACGTATCTCGGTTGTTGCATATCTCATGTCTCCTCTTGCCATTTCTTGCTTCCTTTCTTTACATGTATTGTTTCAGCACAGACTCGTCGACTTCTGTCGAATATGTCGGTAGTGACTTCATGAGTTCAACAGCCTTACTCTCGTGACTATCTCCGTGCCCTGCGTTAACTTCGCCACGCTCTGCCAGAAATTCCTGCATCATCTTTGATTTGAGCGTTTTCATGTGCTGTCTCAAGATTTCGTTCTCTTTGTCACTGTCTCCATCAGCTCTTGCCTCGGCGTACTGCTGTGCTACTTCCTTGGACATTTCCAGAGTGTCCATGTACGTATTGGTAGATTTCATGATCGTAAGCTCACGCCGCATTGCCTTAAACTGCTTGTCTCTCTCGGCTTCTGCTTCTTTCTTTGCTTCCGCTTCTTTCTCTTGAGCAGTCATCTTTTCTCTGAGTTGCTTTGTCTTTGCTGCGTTCTCAGATGCAAGCGCATCAGCTTTGTTTGTAAGCTTTGCAATCTGCGCGTTTGCCTGTGCAAGCTGAACTCTTAATACATCAGCATCAGTTTCTGGTTCGTGATCATCACCTGATCCCTTTGGCTCTTCATGAGTTTCAACCTCCGGTGTCGGCTCTGCAAAAAGCTGCAGGTTTAATTTTCTCTTAGTGGCATTGCGTTCAAATGTTCTGAAAATCGGCTGAGTCTTCATAGATTCATTCCTTTCTGCGTTTGTGCGGTTCTCTCCGCTTTGATTTGTGCGATTATTAAGCTCTTCTCTGAGCTGTTTTGCTCCTTAAAGTCCGTCTCCGACTTGTTTGCCCTAATTTTGTGCAAACAAAAAGCCCTTCAAACCTTCGTTTAAAGAGCCTATTCTTTGCATAAATTAAGAGTACGTCACCCAACAGCGACAATTGATCACTTCCTCTGGGTTAGTAAAAGCAACTGCCATATCATGTGGATACCGCATAAGTGCTTTTCCAACTAAAAAGTAGTTGTTTATTGGTATTGTTGTTTGATCTTCCTTGTGATGTGTTTCGCGTTCTTTTCCATCTATAATTGTGTTCCATGTTTTGTATGTTTTATTTCTGGTTGCCTCTTTGAAGTCTTTGTGGTTTAAAAAATCAAGGGCTGTGTTTTCGCTTACCAGACGTATTCGGTCTTCCGAGACATAATATTTTTCGTTCACATGGTCTGCCGTTACTTGTGCTGTGGATAAACAAAAATCTGATATATAAGCCTTTGTCTCGCTGTCAAGGTTGATATATCGTGCAATCCATTTCAGCAATTTTGCTTCAAATTGTTCTGCTGCTTTCTTAGCATCAACTCTACCTGTCTCTTTCATAATCAGGATGAGTAAAATTAAAAAACGCATATCATCTTCAATTTTATTTGAAAATTCAGTGCGTTCTTGTTTTTGCTTTTTTGTGATTCCCATTTCACCAAAAAATCTATTGTATGGCATGGACCGTATCTTCTCGATTTCGTCAAATCCAAATATCTGTGCCATATCATCACCTTATACCTTCCCGGTTATAGGACTTGTTTCCAACTGATCCATTTGCCGATCAGTCGGTTCGCTGTCTTCCGCTGCTGCGGTTCCACTTGATGCAGCAGCCCTTTGTACTGCTTCTATCATTTCCTTGCTGTCGTTCCATGTAGCCTCGGTGTCTTCAAAACCGTCAATAAATTTAAGCGCATGTCTACCATGTACACCAGTCTTAATAAGGGTTGATAAAGCATTTGCTTTAACAGACATGTCATAGTTCTTTCTTCTTGAGAAGTGGAAATTGATGTCTCCAACATGTACTCTTTTGATTGGATCATCGTCTTTAAGCACATTTGATGGAGTTAATTGGAGTACTTTTATGATAAGCTTAAGCTCCTCTCTCTGTGCCTTGCTCACAATCTGCTCCTCACGCACAGCGTCAATCTCAGCTGCACTCCATCCACTAGACATATCCATTGCCGTTCCCGTTGAGCCACCGCCTTCTGAATCTTGTTGTGTAGGTACTTTACATTTTTGTAAAATTCTTCGCCAGCGTGTATCTATCGCTGTTAATGTTGCGTTTGTATCAAATGCATTAGATAGTGCCTTGATTTGCGGTGTCTTCCCATCTGGTGTTGTGCTAGTAAGCAACCATTGCCCAGACTTCACTTTTATAGGCTTCTTAGTTTTGGGGTCAACTGGGAAATCAATATCATTGCCCCACCATATCTCCTGAGTTTGCTGCGCTGTAAGGTTTGCAAAATCAGAGACTAGCGTGTTAAGTTCGATACAATCTGATATTTGCCTCTCGAAGCAGCCTGTTCTGTCAACAGATCTCTCGTATTCGACTATTGCTATTTTTTTGAGTGGATTTAATGATTTTTTAACAATTTTGCCTTTTGAGACTTCAAAGCGCATCTTAGGAGTAAAGCACGTAAAATATTGTTCACCATTGTCTGTTCTGTATGTTACTCCCATTAGCTTCTTTTGTTTGGCATCATTGCTATATACACAAAAAGCATATCTTGGGTCTAGCGTATATATATCCACAAGGGCTTCGTCATCTTCTTCAAAATCGGTTTTAACGTCAACAAGTCGGTATCCCACACCTACTTTTTCAACAAAATTGCCAAGCTCCTGATTCTTGTAACCAATGTCGCAAGCATTTGTAAGCATTTCGTTAAGTGCAGATATTCCTTCGTCGTCTGAGTCTGCTGGTGTTTTGTGTGCGTCTTTATCGGATCGCTGTATCAGCATTGCTGGTGTTCCCCAAAAATACGCCATTTTGAAATCAGTGATGTAGTTTGCGGCATTATCAGTTACTTTAATATTGATCTCAGGGCGAACAATTTTGGGTCTGTCCAGCGGTTGATCGCCGGCTTCAAAATCTATAAGATATTGCATCTCTAGCCGATTAAATTTATGCTTCTCATATGCTTTTGACAATTCTTTGATTATGTTGTCGGCAGTGATTTCTTTTGCGTCCGTATATATCTTCTGACGTCCCTTTAGCATCCACATCCTGTTCGCCCTCCTTTCTTAATAGAATCTTTTGCCGCTGCTACTTTTGGCTTGTATCTTTTTTATAGGCTTAACTGACTGCACAATACCGTCCTGTGTAAGAATACAAGTCATTTGCTCACATTTCCTACATTGCACTTCGAAAGCGTTTGTCGCTTTCTTGTCATAGTGGAAAATAATCCTTCCACAATTGGGGCATGTAATTATCTGGCTACTCATAGCGTTTCAGCCGACGGCAGCATCGAGTCTTGCAATTTGTATACTTCGTCCTGGAAAGACTCGTAATCGGAATTGCATTCCTTCCGGTTCTGCTTGTATAACTCATGGTTGTTTATCCAGTTGCTAAACTGTACCTCTTTAGGATTGTTTGAATTGATTTTTGCCTGAAACGCAAAAATCACTTGATCATTTACTGTGCTGTCTCCTGACAGTGATATACTCTTGCTTCTAATCGTTAACATAGTTATCTCCTTTTTGAGTAATAAAAAAGCGCCATACATATGTAAGGCGCAATTAACTTTATTTCGTACTTTTCTATTGTTGAGAGTATCATAGTAATAGCATGTATTCAAGATGATATCTTGTGTCATTTAGTGATATTAAATGATAGGTTTTAGTGTCATAGGTAACCACGAAATTCCAATTAAAATGTCATAGTTAATATTGAATTGTTTTTTATCTGTCTACCAATGCTTTCCTTGATTGATAGCTTGATTACTCTCTTGATTACTCTCTTGATTACTCTCTTGATTACGGGAGCTTTGAAAGCCGCATAAATACTAGCTTTTTGATATGCATTAGTAACCAAGAAATTCCGCATTAGTAACCAAGAAATTCCGCATTAGTAACCAAGAAATTCCGCATTAGTAAC